CTCTGGCGCAGGCCGGATTCAAGATGGCTGCGGCTGCTTCACGCCCCGGTGCTACGGCGCTTGGTGCGTTGGGTGAAGGTGCCTCTGAAGGTGCCAAGATGATGTCTGATATCAACAAGCAATACCGCGCCCTCCAGAGTGATTTGGAAGACAAGGTAATGACGTTGCAGCGTTATCAGCAAGAGCGCAAAGAAGGCAAGATCGACCGCGATATTGAGTTTGAACGCGAACTTGCTAAAGAAATTCGTGGCACAGAAGCGAAGATTGGAGAACTTGCAGAAGAATCTCGTCGGTTCGATGTCACGACTCAACTTACTCGTGAGCAAATCGCGGCTACTCGTGACCGTGGCGCGGGTTCGGCTGAAGAAAAACTCAAGCGTGCCTACGTTAGCGGTGCCACTCCACAGATAAGACAGGAAGCACTCAGACGGCTTAGCGAGTTGCGTCGCGTTGATGTACGCTTGCTTGCCGAAGAGTTAAAGGCTGAAGCCGCTGAAAAACGCGCCGCTATGGAAAACCCCTTTGGCGGTATGGGAAGTATGGGAAGTGGTGAAGGCTGGGGCGAAGTAAGAGTTAAGTAAATGCCTACCTACGAGATTACTGGGCCGGACGGTAAAACTTATAGTATCGATGGCCCGGAAGGGGCTACTCGTGAGCAGGTCATTGCGGCTATTCGTAGGCGGCTCGGCGTACAGCAGGCGGGTTCAAGGCAGGCTGGCTTTGTCGAGTCCTTCAAAGAAGCCGCTACCACTCTAAAGGCTGCACCTGCTGCGGCTAAGTTTGCTGCTGCCGATACTCCTGAAGAAAAGGCCGCTACTCGTAAGGCGTTGCTTGAGCAAGCCGGTGGCGATGAGTTCGACACGACGGCGTTTGCCGATATCAAGGATCTACCGGGTGCGCTTGACTGGGCTAAGCAAGTACTTGGCTCGTCGGCAGGTGCATTGGCTGCACCCGCTTTGGCTGGCGTGGCTACTGGCCCGATTGGTGGCGTGGCTGCACTTGGCACTCAATACACAACGTCGAATCTTATTCGGCAGGCAGAGGAACAAGAGCGAGCCATTGCCGAAGGCCGTCAGGCTGAAGAGACCTCTGTTGGCAAAGCGATTGCCGGTGCAGGCGCGTCCACGGCGTTGGACGTTGTTGGCTTCAAGTTCTTCCAGCCCCTGTTTAAATCATTCCCGTTGGTTGGAAAACTCTTTGGCGAGAGTGGTGAGAAAGGCGCTGCGGAAGCTGGCGATAAAATTAAGCAGGCCATAGAAAACAAATCGCTCACGTTCAAGGGCGGTGTTGCTCGTGGCATAGCCGAGGGTGTGGCTTTTGAAGTCCCGCAAGAAATCGCACAGACCGCGATTGAGCGTTGGCAGGCTGGCCTGTCCCTGACTGACTCTGAAGCCAAGAGTGAGTACATCGAAGCCGGTGCTGGCGCGGTTCTCCTTGGCGGTGGCCTTGGTGGTGCGTCTGGCTTTGTCAGTACTCGTAACGAGAAGCGCAGGGCTGAAGAAGCATTGCGTGAGAAACAACTTGCTGACGAGAAGGCTAAGAGAGAAGCGGCGGAAGCCGCCCGAGCAGCGGCAGGTGAGCCTGTATCGGCTGAGACAGCCGCAGAGAAACTTGAGCCTGCGAAGATTGATAATACGCTGCTGGCTAATGCCGAGCGCGTTGTTCGTGAGTTTGGCAACGAAGTAAAGGTAAGCGACCACGTAAACAAGTTGGTTGATGAGCTTGGCCTGTCGGTCAAGGATGCCAAGAAGACTCTTAGGGAACTACAAAAGAACAAGATCATCTCTTTGAAAGACGGTAAGTTTACAGTTAACGCGCCCGAAGTTGATGTGCTGCCCTACGTGGGCAAAGAAGGCGAGACTGATTTAGAAGAAGTTGTAACGGATGAAACCGCAGCACAAGCCCAAGCCGCACAACAAGCACAACAGGAAGCCGCTCCTACCGGAGCACAGGCTGCTGAAACTGCGACTGCCGCTGGAGAACCTGCTGCCGTTGAAGTTGGCACAGCAGCCCCAACTGAGATTGCAACCACTGAAGGAGTACAACCTGATGAGTCCGTTGCAGGAATTGCAGATGTCACTGCTGAACCGACTGACGTTGGAGCAGGTGCAGGAGGCGTTGGAGTGCCTCCATCGGGATCAGTTGCCGCAGGATCAGACCTTGAAGGAACTGAAACTTCAGGATTGGGGGCTGCTACACCTGCTGCTGAGCGACTTGATGTCGGAGCGGAGGCATCTCAGCCTGCATTAACTAAGAAAGCGCAGGCTCAGGCAGAGGTTGTTCAGCGTAAGGAGCAGCGCAAGGTTGCCCTGAATGAGTTGACGGTCAACTTAGACAATCTAACTACGCTTCTGCCTGAAGATGCTGAGCAAGATACTGTTAGAGAAATTGCTGCTCTTGCCAAAAAGCTCGGTGCTGTCTATACGCAATTTGAGCGTCTCCCAAAAAACAAGACCGCTGCATTAGATAAGAAAGAATCTGCTCTTGATGCACAGATCGTATCTATCCGTAACAGGATCAACTTCCTGACCGATCTTGTAGTAGAGCAGGGTAAGCCGTTCAAGAGCAAGGCTGAACTCGATGCTGAACTGAAGACGAACGAGGCTGAGGCACAGCGCCGTGCTGCCCGTGAAGATGCGGGTGGCTTGTCTGCGACTGAAAAAGCGGAGCCTTTCAACCTTCAACTAGAAGCGCAACTGCGTAATGGCGTTAATAACGCTATCGACTTCATATCCCAAGACGTTGATCAGAGCCGAAGCGTTCTTCTGGCTCAGCCGCGCAAGCAAGTCATGCAGGATGTCAAGCGGGGCAAACCTGCTCTTGCTGAAGACATCACAGATACTATCGTTGAGGCCAAGCCTGCGATTGGTGGACGCCGCGTTGAAGCGGATGAAAAGCGCCAGATAGGTATTAAAGTATCTGAGGTTCTGTCAGGTCTGACAGAGCTTCTTAGCCGTGTCAGTTTCCAAGACTCTGCGGTGCAGATTGAAGGTGACGCAAACACAGATCCAAATGTGTTCACCCGACTGCGGCAGGACAACCGTCTTGCTGAGTATGATCCGAAGACCAACACGTTCTACTTCACACGTGACGGTCTCTCAAGCAAGGTCTTCCTGCACGAAGCGGTACACGCTGCGACTGTAAAGATATTAAGGGCTTTTGAGACTGCACCAGACAGTCTTACGCCTAGTCAGCGTGACGGCGCTGAACACATGATTAAAATCTACACCGAGGCAAAGAAGAAGCTCGGTGGGCGGTTCCGTAATGAGTTTGAGAACGTATATGAGTTCGTCAGTGGCGTGGCTACCGACAAGAAACTACAGCGCGAACTAGCGAAGATCTCTCGTCCCAATCTCGCCAAGTACACCAAGCGTGTCACGACTCTGTGGAATCAGTTCACGGAAGCGTTGGCTAAGATGTTTGGTATTGATAGCCGCAAGGGGACTAAGGGTCGAATCCTCGACGAGAACGTACTTCCTCCAGAAGTCTCCGGCACAAGCCGCTTAGTACCGGGCGATGCTGGCTATCAAGGCAACCTGCTGCTTGAGGCATCGCAGGCTCTTCAGTACATCATCTCTGCACCCGAGAAGGGCGTGGATGTGGCTCCTCTGCCTGCCCGTGGTCGGCGTGGTAAGGGTCAGCGTCTCGTTGCTCCTACCCAAAAGATGACGTTAGAAGAGGCGATTGCTGCTGACACGGTTAGGTACAAAAAGAAGTACGACAAGCCAAGCACCGTCAAAAAATTGGCTAACTTCTTCTCTGGTCAGGATGGCTACGAGTGGCTTGCCCGTAAGTTTCAGAACGACCGTCGCCCGTTGGTCTGGCTGCAAGAACAGTTGCGCCGTGCGGGACTACTGAAATATGGCGGTAAGGATGCCAACAACCTGTATGACTTAATTGCTCTGTCGTCAGGTAAGGCATTCCACAACATGACTCAGTACATGCAGAGCCATTTTGACGACGTTCATAAGGCTATCAAGGACTACGCGAACGCGAAGGGTATCGATGTAGATACAGCGTTGATCCGTCTTAGCCGGTACTTGACTGCCCGTCACGAGCCTGAACGCAGGCATGTGAAGTATTTGATGAACGTGCCGCTGAATAATACGACTAAGGTTCGTAGTGCGGTGCTTGGCGTCGAGGGCACCCCTGCGATGCTACGTGAGTTCATTCTCCGTGAGTTGCATAAGCCACAGGATCTAGTCAGCAACGGCAAAGCCAAGCAATACCGTCAGGTTCTAGAGCAACTCGTTCAGAAGTACAAGGACAAGGACGGCGTAAGCACGACCAAGGCTAAGCCCGGTTCGATGTCTCTGGACGAGAACGCGCCTGAATACACGGTACTTGGCACGTTGGATAAGGAACTCATTGCCGAAACAATGAGGGATTTCGAAGCTGATCAGGCCAATGAAGCAACGGCTGCGTCAATGAAGCAGTTGCTCGACGCTTTAGAAGTCATCAAGGAAAACTCCAAGATGCTGGATCGGGAGGCAAACTACTGGTCGCCCCCGGTTGATAACATCGTGAACTTCTACGGCTATCAGTACTACGTGCCGTTCAAAGGTAAGCCGCCCAAAGAGACTGATGTCAGCGAAGGCGATGAGCGGTTTGAGATTGGCGGCCCCCGTCTGGGTGGCGAACTGTCCGAGGCCGCGCAAGCCGCTGAAGGTCGTATATCCGACTCCGAAAACGTGATCTTGCAGTTGCTTTCGGACGGTACAAAATCGACGATGCGGGCCGGGCGTAGCGGAGTTACTCAGGCCATTAAGAATCTCATTCAGGATGGCTACATCCGTGGCAGCAAGAGTCCCAAGGTCGTCAAGTTTGAAGACCGCTATAAGGGATTTGACCCGTCTGAGTTGCGCGGTGAGAACAAGATCTTCCACCACACGCCGGAAGGCAACATCGAAGTCTTCACCATCAATGATAACGTGATGCGTGATGCCATCCGTCGTGCATATCAGACGCCGAGTCCGTTCATTGAGTTCGCCAACAAGATCACGAGCGGCATCGGTCACTTCCACACCCGATACAACCCTGCCTTCTACCCGTACAACTTTGTCCGTGACGCGCTAACCAACGCCTTCACGATGAGTTCGGAAATGGGGCCGAAAGCAGCGTTCGACTACATCGGCGCTGTGGCTGTACAAGTAGGCAAGATGGGTCTGGTCAAGACGGGTCGTGTTGCCAAAATGTATGCTGAGGGCCGCGTCTCAGAAATTGAGGCGATGGCTAAGAAAGATCCAGACGTTGCCAACATTCTTGAGTATCTCGAAGAAGGCGGTCGAACGACGTACATCCAAGGCTTGTCTTTGGAGAGCCAGAAGGAAGAACTTGCCAAGAGCATCGGCAACCAGAAGTACGCACGTACCTCCGAGCAGATCAACAAGTGGGTTGATATCTGGGCAGACTCGTTTGAATTCACGAGCCGTGCCGCTGCCTACTCGGTAGCCAAGAGTAACGCTATGGCGCGTGGTGCTACAGAAGCCGAAGCCCGTCAGGAAGCCGCCGCCTACGCCAAGAACCTCGCTAACTTTGAGCAGGTCGGTGAATACGGCAGAACGGCAGGCGCACTCTTTATGTTCTTCCGTCCGGCTGCGACGGGTGCTGTCCGTGCCTTCGACTCAATGGCTCCGCTGTTCCAGAACCTAGAGGCTGCTGAAGCCCGGTTGCCACCCGGCATTCGTGAGAACCCGGAGGCTATGGCCAAGTTCCGTGAGAACTTCATCAGACAACAGGACATGGCTCGGGCTACGGTCTACGGCCTCCTCGGTGCGGGTGCGACGTTGTATCTCATGGCTTACATGGCCTCGGATGACGACGAGTTAGGTCGCAACAAAGTCGAGACGGATGACATGGCTCTTTGGACGCGCAACCTGCGCCTGCCGCTTGGCATCATCGGCAAGGAAGGCTTTCTGCAACTGCCGTGGGGCTTCGGTCTTGGCGCGTTCGGTGCTGCTGGCGCACAGGTAGCGGGCGCTGCCTTCGGTAAAACGTCCATGAAAGACATGGCTGTGAACATGACGAACGTAGCCTTGGATTCGTTCATGCCGTTGCCGGTGTCGCGTATCGATCCTACGGAGAACTTCCCGGCGTGGATCGTGGACTCCATCGTGCCTTCGGCAGCGCGTCCGTTTGTTGAGTTTGCGATGAACGTCGATGGCCTCGGTCGTGAGATCTACAACAACCGTGCGACCAAGTACGGTGAAGCCTACACGGGTGGCAAGAACGTGCCTGAACTCTATAAGACGATGGCGCAGGGCATGTTTGAGTTCACAAACGGCGATATCAAAGTCCAGCCGAACACGTTGTACTTCTGGACTAATAATTACTTAGACGGTATCTCGCGTATCGCGCACAGTGCATACGGCATCGGCCTGACGGCGGCGGGAGATAAAGACTTCGATGCTAAGACTGACCTTGTTCTCTTCAGCAGTTTTGTGGGTCGTAAGTCGAACTATGATGGCCGCGAGTTTGCACAGGTAGAAAAGAAGATTGAAGACAAGGCCGACACGCTTCGTTCTCTTGAGAACACGGCTAAACTAACTGGTGATGTTGAGTCGCTACGCCGGTACTATGAGCGTTTTCCGAATGACAAGGCGATTATTTACATCTACAACAAGCAGAAAAATAATCGGCTGCGTAACCTTCAGGAAATACGTAATGCCGTGGATAGTAATAAGAATTACACGCCGAAGCAGAAGAAAGAAATCATCGATCAAATTGATCTGGAACGAAACTACATCAAGCGCGGCTTGATCGAAACCTTCCGACAGTACGGCGTGAATCCTTAAGCGAGCCTCCACACCCGCACACCAATAAGCCCGTCCTTACTGGACGGGTATACCCTGACTTTAACTTTTGCTTTCTTAGCTGAAGTGTCTATTTTGTAGACCATCTCTGCTGGCTTGAGAGTAGGCACGAAGAAACTGTCCCCAATCTTCATGAAGTCGAAAGGGAACAGCCACTCCGGTTCCTCAATCCTTACGGAGTTCATTCACCAAGTTCTCTACGTTCTCGTCCTTGAATGCGTACGCCCAGACCGGATGGAAACTAGAACCGCCCTTCCAACCTGCGCCGAGACGCTTCTTCTTGGTGTCAACCAACAACCCCTGTGAAGTCATCACGTGTTCAAACTTGCGGATGCTGATGCCACGTGAGGCCAAGAACTTATTCAGTTCCGTGCGTGATACGTAGTACATCTTTGTATCCATCTCGATACGCCCGATCAACTGCCTCGGGTCGTACTGATTGACCAGACGCTCGCCGTCGAAGATCAAGAACGTGGACTGATTGTTGTTGCAGAACTCACCAAGCAGAGTCTTGTAGTCGCTCGGGTCAATCTTCACCGCACGGTCGCGGATGTCCATGATGTCAGTCAAGACCTTCTGATAAATGTGTTCCAGATCAAGGCTGATGATCTCGGCTTCGTTGGCAATCTCACCACCCGCAAACGCCGCTGCCACCAAACTCTCATAGAAGCGATGGCTCACATCGTCACCGAAGTCGGCACGGAACCGATACTGCCACTTCTCAATCTTGCGCTTAACCTCATCTACGCCGATCTTATATACGTACTTGATGAACATCGGCCCTGCGTGCCCATAGTTGAAGCGGAATGGGTTAAACAACTTCATACCCACTTCGCGGGTCAGGCTGTGCGGTCGCTTCACATCAAACTCAACAATACGAGCCACCTCACCATCCGGGCTTGCCTTCAGTTGCTGCAACTTATCGTAGAGCGGAGAGTTCGTAGTAAAGATAGCAATCAGCGATGCCGTCATCTCCAAATCACGTTCTGCGTTGACCGAAGACTGCATACGCAACTTGGCCTTACCCTGCGAGATCCGGTGAGCCAGACGAGAGATAGCCTCGGGGTCTGCGTTCGATGCCTCATCGATACCGAGCGGCAGGTTCTTCAGGTTAAGCAAACGTCCAACGAAAGCGTTGTCCGTTGCGTTGCCATCCAACACGCTGAGTTCTCGTGGATCGCCCCAGATCGACAAGGCTGAATACATGGCACTCGTCTTACCCGTGCCTGACTCGGCACTAGCGAAGGACACGCATACACCCGCAGTCGGGGTCAGGTACATAAGAGGAGAGCCGAATCCACAGAGCATACCGAAGGCATGCAACTCATAGCCCGGTGCGTCCAGTGCGTTGGCTGATTCCTTCCACAGATCGTACTCACCAACCGGATTCAGCAGTTTAGAAATGTTCCGTACCAACGGACTGGCAGACGCCTTCACCGTTTCTCCGGTCGGGATAATCTCGTTCCCACCAATCACGAACGCATCGTGATTCTCTGTCCATCCCATTTGCATACGCATAATTTCGGCCTTGTGTTTGCTCATCAAGTATTGGTTCCACTTGATTACATAGTTCTGTAGGTGAACCAAGTGGGTCGGAAGAAAGGTAACGCTGTTACTACTAAGGATCTTTTTAAAGAAATCAATGGCGTAGACCCAACTCATCGGCAATATAAATTCACGGAGCGGGTCGTGCTGCATCAGGTGGCGCATCAACATGCACTCACCGTCCGCTGGGCTATACATTCTCTTAACAGGAAAGAGATCATTAACTGACAGACAGATCGGATCTTGCTGCTGCTTTATACCTTCCTCGTCCACCTTGGGAGGAGGCACGAAATACACACCCCCGTTGCGGCCACGAGTGTATGGCTTCAAGAATGGTGGGAATGTAGGAATCTCTTGGGGATTCTCCGAGAGCCGAACTGTGTCCTCCTCGGACATTTCCTTTGTCGGGGCTTCGACGAGCCGCTTTCCGATAGCAAGTGGGTTTGTGATTCGTCCCTTGAGGGGGCATCCTTCACAGCCACCGGGGTTGAGTTCGTCAAACTTCTCACACGAGAAGGGCTTACCAAATGCTTGGTTGGCTTTCTTAACGGTGTTTTCATAGTTATAGCCGGGGTGATCCTCAGACATGAGGTGGATGGCAGATTCCCAATCGGTGCAATGCCGTGCAATCGATAACCCCGCATACCACATTGGCTCTTCCAACGTGGCGGCATTCATAAGGATGTGCTTGATCTGAGCGCAGCCCTCGCCGCTCAGACTACTCTCAGCAATGTCTTGGAACGTGGTCTCGTAGTTGTCGAGCCGCGCTATCTTCTTCGTATCTTCGTCCAAGCCCTTGGGGAACATGTCCAACAGGGACTTAGTATCGGGTTCGACGACACCCAGAAAGTCCTTGAAGTCTTCAAAACTGTACTGCCCAAAGTCTTCATCAAGCAGGCGAGTCGGTACAGGTTCGTCCTTCTTGTAATTAAACGTCTCAGGACAGCGTAGGATTCTCGCTGCATCCGCTGTGACAGCAGGATCAATCTTGATGTGATCCAAACATAACTGTTTGAATTTGAGTGCGTAGGGCTTCCACTCCTCGGTAGGAATGTCCTGATCAAATAGCCAATACGCATGGACACCGCCGCCCGAATCCACGCGGACTGGAGGCGGAAGACCCACAATAGATATGAAGTCATCAAGCGAGGCTAATGCCTCTTCCTTGGTGCGGTACTTCTTCGGATTGTCACCTACGTCCAGATCGATAAAGAACGACCGGCAATAGATGGCATTCTCGGCACGACGGCTATAGCCGTTGAACGTGTTTAACGCGACGAATACATTTTGGTTTACCTCTTTCAGTCCTTCAACAATTTCAAACAATTCGCCGAGTGTCTCTGCAAACTCGTTGGTAATCTTACCTTCTCTGTCGATTCCAGCAGCACAGTAAACACCCTGCGACGGCAATGCTTTCTCGTAGAATTCTTTTATCATGACCGCTCACAGATAAAAAAGCGGGGCGACGGCCACCCCGCTAACACCTATAGACTAACGACTCAGATCAAACCTGACCTCCAACCATGTCTTCGATGTAGAGTTTCGCATCGATCATATTGGAAGCCGGAAGCCTACCAAACTCCATGTCTTTCTCTACAAGAGTCATGAAGGCTTCGACCATCTTGCGCTTCTCCTCACGGATACCTTGGCCACGAAACCACGCATACACAGTCATGCGTGAGATCTTCAATGCTTTAGCCACGTACGTCGCAGGGAGATTGGCCTCGACACACAGCCTACCGAGTTTGACACCCAGACGAGTAGGGTCTGCGTCCTTCAGGCCGAGCAGAAATTCGTAACTGTATGAACGAGGCATGGCTGCTCCTTACTTCTTCGCCCACTTCTTGACTACCTCTGCTGCATCAGCAGAAGCGGCTTCAGGCTTCTTGGGCGCAGCCTCACGCAACTTCGGTTCCTCGACTTGAGCAACTTCTGCCGGGGCATCAGTCTCGTCGGCCTGATACACAGTCAGTTTGATCGCTGACTCAGCCGCTGCCGAATCACGCTGCTTGGTGATGGCCTCGTAGTCATCCTGCGGAACCGGAGCCACAGGCGAGAACAACAACTTCGGCACAGGCGACTTCGTGTCGAACTGCATCTTGGTGATCACACGACCTGCCGAGATATTGTTGTTAGCCAACATCTGAATGTACGGACGGAACGGGAACTTGCCGCTCTCTTCCTTACCAAAGCACGACGTAGCCGGAAGCACCAACTGCATGACATCCCCTGCCGGATCATGCGGCAACACAACAGCCGTACGCCACGACAGACGGCAAGCAGCACCGCTGCCACCCTGACCAGAACCCTTCACAGAGAACTGACACTTGTCACAGGCCGAGGCTTGCGGAGTCTTAACTTCGGCATCGGGAGTCTTACCGTCAGATGACCAACAGGTAGGAGCCGACTTCTCGCCTTCTTTGTACGTGCCTGAGTAGTAAGTACGCGCAGCGTTGTGCGCCATCTTCACAAAGATCACGTTCATGTGACGATCTTCAATCGCACCAACTTCCTTGCCACCGGCCATCTTGCGGAATACACCGCCCTTGATGGAGATGCGCTTAGATCCTGCACCGCCACCACCTGCAACGGCACGAGTATCCTCATCCAACCCTCCCTGAATCTGAGAGAGTTGGCTCTTCAAACTAGCAATAATATCGTTAGACATATAGACCTCTTGATTTAACTTGCTTTACGTACTGACACGCCATACTCACGCATGACGTTTACACCGGGAGGGAGGCCGTCTCCCTCGTTATCATCCAAGAACTGCTTGAAGTTACCCTGATGGATACGCTTCTCAAGAAGTTGGACTGCATCGTGATCTAGAACAAACTTGTAGAAGTTGTCCCAGTCGGTGCAGAAATACTTCTCCTTCAACCTACGCATGACTGTGCCATGTGAAGTCTTGATGCTATCGGCATTCACCGAATTGCAGACATCCAACATAGCAGCCTCTAACTTCACCATCTCGTTCTCCAGTTCTTTGTCAGCCGCTTCGTATTCACGGAGAATTGCTTCGCGCTGATTACGGATCTGAAGATACGCATTCACCAAATCTTCGGTATTGATACTCATCTCACACCTCGTCTAATTCCTGTTTATACAAGTCCACAATCTTCTGGTGGCTATCCACCTTTCCTTGCAACATCGAATACATCTTTCTCTCAACGTCAGAACCTTGGAGATGCACCACAGTCATCTTGTTCTGTTGTCCCACTCGGTCGATTCGCCCAATACATTGCAGGTAGGTCTCGACTGACATCACCGGAGACCAGAACACAATCGTGTCTGCGGCAGTCAGCGTGATACCGTGCGATGCAGATTGAGGCTGAATCACTAGCACTCGCGGATCAGGAGCCGTCTGGAATTTATTGACGATCTCCGATCTACCTTGTGCGCTAACAGAGCCTTGAATAACTGCGGTTGATATCCCTTGCTTTCTCAAGTACGCCACGACTACATCAATAGTGTGGATGTACGGAACGAATATTACTACTTTGTTGGACGTTTCGTCTAGTACTTCTTGCAAAGCATTTAGGCGAGGGGAGACATCGAACTCCACAACGTCATGCTTGTCGGTGTAGACCGCACCGCCTGAAATCTGTAGCAACTTGTTGAGACTGGCTGCGGCATTGACCGCGCTGATTTGTTCACCCGCTGCTTCGATAAGAAGTTGTTGCCTCAACGCCTTGTAGTACTGAGCTACTTGTGTCGTGAGTGGAACATCGCGTGTCTGATAAGTAAGTTCTGGAAGATCCAGACAGTCTTTCTTGCAATGCCGCACGGCGGGTTGCAGCGCATTGAAGACCTCGACCTGTGCCGTAGGCTTCGGCAACCACTTAAACCGAGTGACCGGATACATCACCCTGTCACGCCACGCCGTCGTGAACTTCGGAACCCGGTACGGCGAAACAAGTTTAGCAATGCCAAACGCATCGACCGGAGACTGCGAGGCCGGTGTGCCGGTCATCATCCACAGCCACGTGTGGGGCTGAATCAATTTGGCCAGAGTCTTCCAACGCCGAGTCGATGTGGCCTTGTATGCGTTCGCTTCGTCTACGATGATCAGGTCGTAGTTAGCCTCAAGCAGTTCTTTGAAGACGATATGTGTGCCGTCAAAGTTGATGATCGTGAAGTCGGCATTGTCATCGATTAGATTCTTGCGCTTGGTAGCCGAGCCGTGAGCGATGGCGCAGCGACGGTGCATTGCTGTCTTGAAGATGTCTGCTTGCCACGCCGAGTACATGATCGACAACGGGCAGATCACAAGTACCTTCTTGATAATGCCTTGGTTCATCAGGTAGTCAGCCGCCCAGATCGCCGCTGATGTCTTACCTGTACCTGCCTCGTTGAAACAGAACGCACGGGGTCGGAGCGACAGGAACGATGCCGTATCCCGCTGATGTTCAAACGGTGTGTGGAATCCCGGCCATGCGTAATCTCGCATAATGGGCGAGGGGATCTTTGGCAGCGACGGGTTGGGTTGTTCTAGATCAAAGATCGTTGCCAACTTCATCGCTTCTTGGTGTCCCCAGTACACCAACAATTCTTTGTAATCCTCGTCCGACTTCAGGATCTCGCACTTCTCAATGCGTGAGTAGGCTTCATCCGCTATCTGCGGATTCACCTGAAACTGAAGTGCTGTGTTCTCAATTACTTGCATTATATAAACCTAACTATACACCTACGCTGAATTAAAAAGCCCGTAACGTGGGCCAGTCGTCTGAAGCATGGGAGAAAGTGTAAGACCATCTTCAGATGACGCAGTTAATTTGTTGGGTGGACTAAACCCTGTGGGTGAGGTGTGAATGACCCACGCCGCTATGGTCACTTGCGCCTTAGCCAAGCGGCATAGAATTTATAAGGACTCCTTACCCATTAGTCAACCCTTTACTTCATGGAGCCGTCAGACTTTCTTCGGAAGGAGCGGTTCTTGCCGGGTGACTCAAGACGAGTTCCCTGCTTGTTGCTGCCGCCCTTCGATAGTGCTTTGACATGGGCAACGTCCTTACCGTTTCGGCTAATACCTTTCTTATCGTAGGAACGACGCGCTCGCTGGCGCTCCATGCGGTTCTCGTGTTCGCCTCTTTCGACCTGCTGCTTGTACTCTTTTTTGTACGGGCGGCTCTTGTTCACGTACGGCATCTATCTTCCTCCAAAATACTTGCATGACTCGACCGGGCAATGCTTGCGGCACAAGCCTGTCGGATTCGGTGGCCAGATCGCATTGTCGAACGCGATGTGTAGCCTTTCAAGATCTGTCTCAAACGACTTCCAAAGTACGTCAGACGACTCCCGATGATACTCCTCCGTCACGAAAGCATTGTGTAGAAGAAACATCAACGCTGACTTGATCTGAGCTACCTCGGGAAAGTGTGCAAACACCATCAGTCCCATCAACTTCAACTGATTCGGGTCGGCATACGTCGGCTTGCCTGTCTTGTAGTCCACGATGAATGCCGTGTCCCCGTCGATCACAAGCAAGTCGGCGATGCCCCTTACCCAATAAGTCTCGCCATGAAAGTCGCAGGGCTTCCGATCAATGTCGAGAGCCATCTCATGTTCGCAATACCTCGTGCCCGGTATCTCTAGCAGCGGGTCAACCATCTTCCGAAAGTCATCGTAGAACCTCGGCAGCGGTGTCCCGTCTCTTACGTAATGCTCTAGTGCCGTGTGAACTTCCTTACCGTACCGGGCATCGTCGCCCTCTCTGGATATAAAGTTCTTAGCGACACGGATCTCATAGTACTGACGCGGACAAGTCTTGTACTGCTTGAGACTACTGTAACTCCATCTAATCATCAAAACTGCCCCACATTACTTCGTTGTAGTCAAATGTGTTTTCAAAGCAGTCCTCAATAAACACAAGATTGTTGCTAAACCCTTCAACGGTATTGTTGTAGGTATAAACCTTGTGGGGAATGTTGATCTCCCTACGATAGAACTGCCAACCTTTCTGGGTCGGTTTCCACAAACCGCTGTACTTGGTTTTGTTCACATCGTTCTTGTGGCATCGTTCGACCAAACCCCACCATGCTAATGTAGGTAGTTGGTTGGTTCGTACGATGGATCGCGGCGCGGTATTGGGTACATCAACCCATGCGTCCGGGTCTTGCAACGCTTCTCGGCACAACCAGATCAATGAACGTGCCATCGTCATATTTAGGGAGCGTCCGTAGACTTTGCCCCAACGATCACAAACGGGGCACACACCGCCCTCATCGTGAATAGTATGTTCCCAGTCTTCTCTCAACTTTCTCAATTCCATAATTAACAGTCTCCGTAGGATTCACCACACTTTGCTTCACAGGCTACGGGTAATCCGATAGCCCAATCTGGTGGAGTAGACATTACTTTAGTTATGAACGCAAGTGCTTCATCTTGCTCACTTTTTGGAGCGACGATTACTGCTGCGTCATGCACGGTCAGTACTGGACGGTAGTGGTCTCTAATAGACAACATCTGTTCGCCAACAATAATTCTGGCTAGTGCCTGCACCACGTTCTCAACGACAGCCCCGCCCCAGATCGTGACCTTACCCTTGCGGGAGTCGTAGGTAGCCTTGCCATCCTCCTGCCTCAAGTTCGGATAATGAATGTACAAACCGTTCGGTAATTTGATACCTGCTGGGCCAACCTCAAGAACTTTGTGCTTACCCAAGTAATACGGACGGCGATCCCTAGACCAACCCATCATGTCGTCCAACGCACGATCCGAATCCCGCCAGAACTCTGTGATCTTGTCGTTCTCTTTCCGATACAGATCGACGATGCGCTTGCACTCTTCCTCGGCCAAATCCGCACCGGGTGGCTGCGTCTTCAACGTGTGCTGAAGTTTCTTTGCACCTGTGCCATACCCCAGACCTAGTATGCAGGTCTTTCCGACAAAGCGTTCAACGGGGTTTGCTTTGCTGATGGGCTGCTTATAGATCTTGCTGGCAAAGACGCTATAAACGTCGTCTCCTTTAGCAAACTGTTCAACCACATCTGTCTGTCCTGCCAACCACGCAAGCACACGGGCTTCGATCTGCGATGAGTCACAGTTGATAACCACGTGATCCTTCGGAGCCATGACTGAGTTCTTCAAGGCTTTCTTTTTCTTGTCGCGGCTCGGCAGGTTCTGGAAGTTTACCGAATCGGCTCCTGCCCAACGCCCGGTGTGCGCCCCGTAATACTTCAACGGAATTGGAAGTAATCCTTTGTTCCTAGCGCCGATGCCGATGAATCTCTCCACGCGAGACTCTTCGATGGTGGACTTCGTACCCAACCGGACAGCACACAACTGCTGAATGAACGGATCTTCGTGTTCCGATAACGCGATAAACCCCTCGTCGTTCTTGGCAAGAGCGTATGTCTCCTTGCCTGTCGTGGGGGATATCTTCAGAGGAACCGTAATCCCGCTGTCTTCCAAAACGGCAGCAAACTGTTTGTTGCTTGCGAGTTTCTTCCGCACTTCCTCTTCGTTGCCTACCTCAAGAGTATCCATGAGGCCACGCAACAACGTGGACTTCTCCTGTCGGATCTCATCCAAGCGTTCAACCAACAACGCATCATCCACCCGCAGTACCGGCATCGTGTACATGCGGATCGTCATGTCGATCAGGTCGAGTTCGCTTTGAGGGAATCTCTCAATAAGCCTATTAAAAAGATTATAGGTAAGATCAACATCGTTGCGGCAATAACCAGCATACCGATCAAGATCTCCACTATTAAAATCCAACCTCTTCTTACCCAACGCATTGACTACCTCCGTCCCTTTCTCTCCAAGTTCGTATCTTTTGACAAGCGCAGATAATGATCCACCTGCATCTACACCATGTAATGCTCTCGCTATACACAACGTATCAAAGTAGTAAGCTGGCACGATCCCGAAAATGAATGACAGGATGCCGCCATCAAACTGCGTGTTGTGGCACAGGAGCGCAGACGTATTCCAGTCCACCTGATTCAGCCACGCCTTGATCTCCTCGTGCGTACCGCTGAACCATTGTGTCTCGTCCTCGTCAATCTTCATCGCAACGCCGATCACCTCAAATCTCGGGTCGCGGATGTATTCTTCAGTTGTTAGCCTCTTCAGACTGAACTGCTGATCGTAATAAGTCTCAAAGTCCAACGTCACGAAACTCATTTCTTATTTAATTCCCTTACGTAGACCCAACCCCTGCCTGTCTCAATAAACCCTGCTGCTGCAAGGGCTTCTACTGAACGGCACGAACCAAACTTGTAGTACCTATGTGATCTGAACGATTCTGGTGTAGCAAACTTGCGCTTACACTCAGTACACCTTCTTTCCTTTTTTACCACGACTGTCACTTTCTAACCTCGCTACTTCCTTTCTCAACCAAATGATTTCGTGGTGGCACTGCCACAACACGCTTCCCACCGTCAAGAACTTCATCTCTGTTGTCGTTGACGCATCGTTGACCTCGTTTGGTAAGGCACGAATTAGATCTAAGATATCGTCTTCAATTTCCATACGCCCTCTTAATTACTAACATCTGCGGGTAGTACCGTATTTCATCGATCAGATTCTTACCGTCCACTTCCTGCATCAGGTAGTCCATAAACTTCACGATCTCGGCTCGGTTGTTCACCGCTGCCGGATTGAAGTACTTACGGAACTGTTCGGTGTATGCAGGGTTATACGTGCAGCCCAAGTCTTCAATGACGTAGTACCCGCCATGCGCTACGTCCTGAAAACAATTACTAAACATCGCCACCATGTCCTCAGCAATGTGCGAGGCGTCATCCACGAACAGGTCAACCGTTTGCGGCAGCATCTCGTTGGACTTGCACAGATCAGCGATACGGATCTCGACATTCTCCATGTCCTTACAGAGTTCTTTACACTCTGGTCGAATGTCATACCCGATGATCTCGGATGCAGGGAGATAGTTACCCCACATGCGGAGTGATGCGCCACACGCAACACCTGCCTCAACCACAAGCAACTCTGCCTTCTTACGATCCCGCCCTGCCAACAACTCACTAACGATCTTCTCGTAGTGCTTGGTGTAATTGTGTTTGATCGTACCCTTGTCGCTGCCGTACAGATCGGCAAGACCTTGCAGCGAGAGTTCGGTCAGATCAACCTCACCTACGTTAGGCACGTACTCTTCTGGGTTAACGGTATCCAGATACCGGCGCACCCCACCTCTAGCGTTTCGATCCACGTAACAACTCCACTTCAGTCTTCAAAGTACTGAGTTCTAATGAAATCACTGTAGCCTCCGCGAACAATCCGGCTCTGCGGATATTCTCCAAGGCTCGCTCTATCTGCTGTTGCTGTGTTTGCCCATAGCCCCACGGTGCTGCACTCATTTCGTTTTTCCATGAACCGGGCGGCGATTTGTCGTCGTATGTTACTGACACGCTCTTCCTCCTTTATCCGGTCGTCATATTGTTTGATTCCACGGTACACGGCACTAGCCATGTGATGCTGCTTGATGCCCCAATTCTCTACCAAGTCTTTGTACTTCACCCGCTCGTCATACTCTCTGGCGTATGCCTTTCGTTTCAGCAGAATCTTGTACTGCTCAAGCGAGAGAACCAAGTTAAACCTCGACGGCTTGGTGTATACACTCAGCCTCTTACGCACGTTCCTGCCTCGTCTTATCTCGTACCAGTACAAGCAACTTACACATCACGTGCGACTGAGTGCGGTTCTTGTTGTCGATGTCGTACTGCTTGGCGTACATCTCAATGATGTCCCAACGGATAACTTCTAGATCACCGTTGTCACCAATCTTCGCCCAGACGGTATCAGCGGGGACTGCCTTAGAGTTACCTTTGCTGATAATCAACTCGGCGTACTCTGCACCATCAGTGGGTGCAACTGCTGCGGGAACCTTTGCCATCTCACATCTCCTTCGCTATTGCCAACCACTCGTCGGCGTACTCAACATTCTGCCAATCCTTAAACCACGGCCCACCACGTGTCATGTGTACGGCAATCGGGTTCGGGCAGTCGTTCTTGGTGTGCCAACCTTCTAGGTAGTTGTAAGCAATCGGCAATCCACCAATGTGTTCATCGCCCGTCCATCTGAACCGATGCAGATACATACCCGTAGCGATGTTCACGGTCTTCGGCGTCAGGATCTCCCGTACATCCTCATGACCACAGTTGAACAGCATCAGGCTCGACCAATTCTTTCTCGGATATTGGTGCTGCACAGCCCCGTCCATCTTGGTCTCTTCCTTCGGCTTGTACCGATGCTGCACACACATGACGCTGTATTTTGGATCGGCGTAGTCCATGATCCCTGCTACATCTCCTCGCCAGAGAAAGTCACAGTCCATGAACAACGCCCAACCCTCGTAGCCTGCGAGATACGGCGTGAGGAAACGAGTAAAGGAAAACTCTGTAGACGACAGCGGGTCATGCTCCCGCCAGTACAGATTCTTCTCACGCAGATCGCTCTGCTTGATCGGCTTGATGTTCAGTTCGATGGAGGAGTTACGCGCAAGCGACTCCCGACAGACCTGATACGCAATGTCTTCTCGACTGTCCCAACCAATAAATACTTTCATCACATAGCCTCAAACAGTTGTTTCCGACTCGGCCCTTTGTAGTGCAGGATCTTCGCACCATCGTGCTTGTTTTCTGGCAGACAGCCGATGACTGACTCCGGCATCTCATGATGCGCGTAGCGTTTGCCGAATTCTCTCAAGACCTCCTGATCTCCGTACCACTTCCTAAACTTCTCGGGTAGTTCCCTGTACATCTGCAACATCATTTGCCACATACTTCCATCCTTCATGGCAATGGCACAGCCCACGTACGGATACAGTTCATCCAGAGTCTTGCCTTCGTACTCATCGAACCGCATACCACGCTGCTCGATATTGAAGATAGCGTCCTTACCAAACTCACGGCGGCAGAGTGCTGTGTATTTATCACTCACCAAATCGTTCACCACCACGCGATCCACAAAGATCATATCGGTGTCGATGTAGAGTGCGGGTTCTGCGAAGTTCAACCCTGCAAACGCTTTCATGCGTGAGTACATCAAGTTCTCACGATCAACCACAAACTCTTTGCGGTCAGTGATGCCCATGACATCCGGTGTATCTTTATCCGTACACATGATGATGTTGGCATCTGGGTTGTACCGTAGCAGCGACTTGACCATCTTCTGTGGATACGAAATGTCATCGCCCACGTGGAAGAACACAAAGTTATCTCGCACACGTGTGGCTTCAAAGTTGAGCATAAGATCTAATTCGTCCTTGACCTGTTTCAACTGCAAGTCCCACGGCGCGTTCATGTTCTCGCGCTGATAAACCTTCACCCCGCTGTACCACATACTCTCGTTGCCAAGGCGGTTGTTCCAGTACCAGAGTTTGTTGGCATCAAGAAGCAAAACATTCTTACCCATCGCACCTGCCAGATGCACCGTTGCACATGATGGCGAGATGATCAGATCACACAATTCAATCAACGCAGCCGTGTTCTCCAGATCCAAGAACGTATCAATGTGCGTTGTGATCAGGTTCGGGTGAAAGTCTCGCCCTTCTTCTTGGGCTTTGCCGTACTGAAGATTGATGAACTTCACGTGTGGGGTATCTAGTATGGGTTTGAACGCCGCCAAGGGCACGGACTTGTGTTCCCCGATAATCGGAGCGGTACTTGTCCATGCCAGACCAATCGTGAACGTCTCGCCCAGATCCAACTCCTTACGCAACGCTTCAACGCGATACATATCAGAACTCATGTATACGGTAGAGACGTAATGCGGGATGTCATGCACCCGTTTAATAAAGTATTTACCCATGCTTGCGATGGGGATGTGTGAGTCATGATCCGACATCTTGATCTTGGCATTGTGCGGCAGGAACGTGACGTTGTTGGCCTTACACCCACGCTGCAACAAGTTAGCCAGACGCATGTCGATCAGGACAGTTATGTGTTCAACCTCACCCGCTAACGCTTCGATCAGGGATGCGTAAAGAATCTGATCACCGATGCCCTGCTCCGTCCAAATGATCGGACGCTTCAAGCCAAGGCCACGCTCCCATTGAGGATGTATGGTGGACAGGCGCGGGGACTGGAACGATTGGCTACCCCATCGTCGCTCATAGCCTTCCCATCCTGCCTTGAAGTCGCCCATCTGTAGCGCGAGCAAACCCAACGTCCACCCGGCATCGTCGTTCACCGGATCAAGGCGGTTGGCTATCTCGAAATACTTTCTTGCAGGTTCCCACCTGTGCATCTCCCAATGACAACGCCCAGTCTGTAAGGCAGCCGCAACAAAGATCGGCAAGATTGAGTTCACGTTCTCAAGTAACCCAATGGCCTCGTCATACTTGCCCTGACCTGCTGCTGCCAGACCTTTCTCAAAGATGTCTTTGGAGAAGTCGTACAGAGTCTTGCCTTTCTTTTCTTCGGTCATAATTTTTCCTCAAGCGTCCTTGATATGAATATCAAACATATCTCTCGCCACGCAGCCACGCTCATAACAACCGGGGTCAAGAAACTTAACATCCTCTCTCAATCTGTCGAGTTCCTTTTCTTGTTCAACCCAACGTATTTCACTCTGAGCCAAACGCTCCTCAAGAAATTCAATCCGCGCTCTGAGTTTCTGCTTGGACTCAAAAAAAGATTTTAAGAATTTAATAATCATGGTCTTCGTATCTCCTATGTTCACCAGTACTCCCTCCCACCTCTTGATGCACCCCAACTCGGTGGCGGCACGTGTGCCCACTCTCGACGGCGATACTCTTCGCGTCTCTTAAAGAAATCTAACAGCCATCTGATCATGTCATCTCCTGTCGGACGAATTCGATCCTGCTATATGGAATCAGGATCGCGGTTTTGTTTACGTTCCGTGGATAGATCAACGTGGTGTTGCTCCGCTCCAGAAGCAACGCATTAGCCACACCCTTCTCGGTTCCCTCAAAGTCATCAAGCACAAAGACAGTATCGCTATACTTCTCTGTGCTTACCTCGCGCAGATCGTCCTTGGTCAGACGCCCGTCTAGATACACTAGATCAGGCGTAATACCTTTCAGCCTCATCTTTTCAAACATCACATAGGACGGTGTTAACGGGTATTGATTGATCAGCGGAAGCACTATCTTGATGTCATTGGAGAAGTCGCACGTATGAATGTCTACCTCACCCTTACAAGCCTCGTAGATAACATGGGTAGACACGCCGATAAACGTGCCCACCTCTGCTACGACTCGTGGTTTGAAGTAATTGATGATGGTGTAGAGATCATACGCATCGTTGTACGCAAGAGATCCGGTGTTGTAGTTAGCCTCCACCCGCATCCGGTTCTGGTTGTAGATAATGCTTTCAATCTTCTCGTGTGGGTTGTCTTCATCTACAACTAACTTCTCATCCATGATCTCCCAGACAATCCTGCTGAATCGATCACGCCCGATCTGTAGGTTGGTGTTCGGGATCATTTCTCCCCCTCCTTGAGCAAACGATGTAGTTGCTCAATAAGTTTTGCATATTCAAGTGACTTCACCGGATCATCAACCTCACAGTTAATCACAAGACGATGCGCGGCAATCCGCATAGCCTTGATCAGTTTTTCTCTTGTGATCGGAACGATATGTTCATCGGGACTAGCAACGTCAAGATCGCTCGGTGGCCAATTCTCCAACTTCATATTAAATTTCAAACCGACCTGCACCAAAGATTTTTCCAACTCTTCGATTGACTTCCTACCCAAGTTGGGTATGCAGAGAAGTTCCCATCTTTGTTTTTGGACAAGTTCGCCAATCGTGTTTATCCCACCGGCTTTCAAACAATGACTCAAACGAACTGTTAGCCAAAGTTCATCAACAGGTGCGGTAAATATGTTTGTATACCTTGATAGGATATCTTTCTTTAAGTCGTACTCGCTCATGCGTTCTTCCTCGCGGCAATCTCACGCTGCAAGTACCACGCAGCCTTCTCAAGATCCTGCACCGGATCGGAAGACTTCTTCCCTGCGCGACTCACATACTTCACGACGTTACCCAGTCGGTAGTTAAGATCTTTGGCTTCGATGAAATCGATAGTCTCAAAGCCACCGGCCTTGTAATGCGGAGGATGATTCACGGGATCGATTTCGGTTGCTTGTAGTCTGTGTTTCGGCCTTCTCATCTCAATCACATCCAACACTTGCTTCATCTCGGTCACAGCCTTCACGATCTTCGACTTCTTGGTTTTGTTTTTGTAGTTACGCAGCACCACAGCGATGAGTGCATGGCTGCACTTCAACTTCGCTTTAATCTCTTTGACGGTCTTACCTTCGTCGTACAACTTACGAATTTGCTCAGATTTATTTACCTTTGACATGACTTAAAATCTCCTTTCTCAAGTTTTCAACATTAGTTTCATCGACGACCAACGCCACGCCACCCGCAGTCCGAATAGCCTTCATGTGCGCGTGTTGTAGTGCAGTCGGGCGTCCACCATTTGCCTTACACTCAATAGCATAAAACAACCCTTCTTTACAAATCAAGAAGTCTGGAACCCCTGAGTTCCCGTAACCTCCTGTAACTGGCATCGCATAATATGCGCCCATGTCCTCCAAGATTTTCTTTACCTTGGATTTAACTTTGCTCTCGGGGGTACTCATACGTCCTCCTTCGGTTTACGTAGCCATTCACTCTTGAGTGAATCCTTATCTTGGCTGTTCATGTACACGCAGTAGAACAGTTCATTCACCCGATACCCAACGTCAGGTAGAAACTCCACGCCGGGTTTGAGTGGTGGATACATAAACAACTTGGGCATGCCCACTACCTCAAAGTCCTCATTCTCGACCGGCCAGTTAAACCCATTGTTGAACCCATTGATTATGGCTAGACGTTCTTTTAGAAGATCCGGTAAGTTCCTATCTGTGAAGTGCATCACAATGTAGTCATCAGCCTTCCCAGTCCACACCTTGTATGTACCCTCCCGCACCTTGACGGGCATACGCCAGATATCTTTTCTCAGATCGTAGAACGCATACAGCCTGTCGAACAATCTGTTCTCGCTCAGTAAGTTATCCACATCAAACCTCAATCATGTAAGTATGTTTCTCTGCCCAGTACGTAACAGCAGACGCACCCATGTCTCGCCAAGTCGTTGATGCGTGATCTCCGCGAGGGAAGAGTGTGTTCTGTCCCGTGTGTGCCTTCAGCATGGCGAGCGATGCCATGACTGATGTACGCAGATCTTCAGGGAGATCGTCGAGACTTTTGTACCACATGCCGCTGCCCAACTGCGGCTTGCCATGCAGCGTACGTTCAGCCACGAGACCTCTAAAATCCGTATGCCGATTACGCTTCACCTGATTAAGAAAGTCTTTGCAGATATCAGCAGGACAGTACGTCACGTTGATCCCACCATACAGATCATTTGTGATCAGCACCTTGTCACGAGAATAGAACGACTCGACATCTTCAAAGTCGATAGCCCGCTGCTCCTCTAATTGTTTGCGTTCCTTGACTCGTGAGGCACACTCAGCCCGTGTGTATTGGCTAAGATCTGCACTAGTGATCTCACCTTCTGCGAGTAGTGCAAGTTCAAGCAACAAGTCGCCGTTTATCCGTTCGTATGACGAATCATTTTCCGTCAATTTCGGATAGTTGTCGTTGAGTACTCTGCTGATCATCTCACTCACTCGCTTGATCATGGCGTGTTCTGCCTGTACCACTTCAGCCTTCACTTCATCCTTGAATGAAGTCTTAATCTTGTTGGCCAGATACTTGGGCTTATCACTACGCAAGTCAGCCCTACCTGCATTGACGTAGGTGTAGTAGTCATGGGCGAATGGATTGCTCGTAAACTTGAGCGCGTAGTACGAACGCTTCTCCGTCTGTTGCCGATAGACGAACCCGATCTGCAACCCATCCTCCAATGCAAAGTGCATGTTCCCTGCCTCCGTCAGTTCTGCGATGCGGATCTTTCCTTCCGAGACGTTATGCAGCGCAGCGTACACAGGCCACAACGCATGACGAGTGATGGCAAGTTTCTCTTGATCAGAGTACTTACCGTTCAAAAAGAATTGCTCAAACATGATTCACCTCCTCTGCCAAAACCCATTTTTCAGAATCTCCAAAGACTTCTTCGACCCACACAGCGAGCGGTTTATGTCCGCTGACGAACCCCTCTACCCACTCTTCCGTGGATTGAGTCAAGCCCCGCACAATCTCGTCAGCCTTGTCACTTTCGATGTCATCTACTCCATCAAACTCAAACACAACCAACACTTGCATCTTCTTACTCATCTCACACCTCTTGAGTCCGTAGTACTTTCATATCCTCACGCATCTTGCGTGCTTGCTCGATGCGTGCCAAAGTTTTCCTATCCTGTTCAAGAACATAATTAGTCACGTGTGTGCGCTTGAAGTCAGGTGGAGGGATTAACTCTTCCTCCTTCTTACTCATCTCACACCTCCATCTTCACAAGCCGACCACTCGGCGGGGTAAAGTCACGAGCCATCGTCACCATCCACAGCGTCGGGATGTTCGTCTGCCATCTGATGTTGTCCTCAACGTATCCGTCCGTGAACACAACCAAGCACTCGGCGTTGGAGTTCTCGCTGCATAACAGTTCACTCACAGATGAAACCCTAGTTCCACCACCACCCTCGGGCTTCAGCATCGTTGCCAGTCCGTCGTAGTTGTCGCTGAATACTTGCTCACCTCGTACCTGATGATCCCACCAGATCACTCGCACCCGATCAGGTGACGCCATGTCGCAGATCGATATCATCTCGGTCGCAAACTCAGTCAACTCACGGCTGCCGATACTGCCGGACGTATCGATGGCGATGATGATCTCGCTCACCTTCTCCGCTTCCAGAGTTGGCAAGTAAACATCATCAACCATGCGACGACGATTCATCTTGCGCCACGTGTACTCATCTCGCCCCTTCGTGGTGGATGACACAAACTCACGCAACTCGTCACGCCACGATACCTTTGGTGTCATCAAGTCTTGGATGACGCGCGGTACTTTGACGCCAAACTTCCCGGCCAACATCGCACCCTGTTGGATAGCCTCGCTGATCTCGTCGGACAACTTCCGTACATCCTCAACGCTCGCACCGGCCAACGCTTCCGCATCATGCTCGTCGAGAGGCTGCATCTCCTCGGGGTTCTTCCCGCTGCCTGTACCTTGTCCACCTTGTCCGTTACCTTTCTTCTTGCGCTTGTCCATCTCTGCCTTGAGATCGTTGTACACCTCACGCACCGACCAGTTGTGGTACTTGGCATCGTACAGCCCACCTTTCGGCAACTTGACCAGATCAGGAGCCTTCTTGCCGATCTCTGTGATGATGTCATTGATCACAAAGTCCATCGCCACGTTAGCGAGTCGCGGGTTCTCCTTCACCAAGTCCATGTGACGAGGGATGTGCTTCAAGAACACGTGACCATTCTCGTGCAGCACCAACGCAGATTGCTCGGGCAACGTCAAAGATTGAAAGAACTCACGACCATACCGTTTGTTCTTGCCATCCGTGTACGCTGTCGGGATGCCGTCTTCGATGGTCGATTCACCCATCAACATGATCCCACCGTACAAACAAGTCTCGGGGTGGCGCATCAGTCGGATGTGTGCCTTCTTCAATGCTGTGTTTGCGTCAGTCATAACGTCACTTCCTCTTGCTTGACGACGATTGTGTAACCCAACTCTTTGATCAGAGATAATTCTGTACGAGTGAATGTCCTACGATGTGCGAGTCTTGCCAACAACGCAGCCTTCACGCACTCGGGATAGAACCGCTCTGTCCCATACTGTTCTCGACGAGTGATCACGATCTCCATGTCACACCTCCGTCAGATCAACAACTCATAGTTGCTCTTTGCCCACTCGCTCACCTGTGAGTTCAGTCTTGCGATACGGCTCGTGCGCTTGCTCTGCAACAGCATCGTGAAGAACACGGCTTGCACCTCGGACGATCTCACGCGATTGACGAACCGCATGAACTTGCTCAAGTCATCTTGTGTTTCGATCACATCGATGGCGTTGAACATCGTCATGAACAACGCAGCCGGTCGCTCGGGTATCTCCACGTTGTCGGGATCAGCCAAGATTTGTTTGACCGATACCAACTCTTTCTCTAGTGCCAAGAACGCAGCCATTGATTCAGCCGCAGCCACGCCAATCGTACCGGCCAAGGATGAGTGAGTCAGTTTCGATCCGATCAGATCACGCTTGCGAACAATCGGATCAGCCTTGGCGAGACTACGTGGTGAGACGAATGACAGGATGCGATTACCCGGCTTGAAGATGAACGGATTATCTTCCTGCCCACCGTCAAGGTACGACGCGAGACAACGAGGATTCATCGCCACCCATGCACGAATGACAGCAGAGATGCCATTGTCCGTTGCCCACGTGTTCCACATTTTCTCGTTCGACTTGCTGACGTTGATGATCGTCACGCGATTGCCGCCGTGTGCGAGGATCGCATCACCCACACCGTCAGAGAAGTTATTAGTTGTTGCGAACACCATTGAACCATCGGGGAGTTCCTCGTCACCCAACACGTGATCCAACACGAGACGCATCGCCATCTTCTGCATCATCTTGTCGCACTTGCCGATCTCGTCGAGCATGATGATCTTCGGCTTGCGTGACTTCATCTTGAAGATAGATGACGGATAGAACTCCAACTCACCTGTCTCCCGATTCGGAGCGCGGATGAACAAGTCACCCAAGTCCGTGTTGGAGAAGTCCACGTAGATGTGGTCGTACTTGTCGGCGGGAAAGTCTATGTCTGACTTCAGCCGTGAGTGAAGTGATGATTTGCCGATACCCGGCTCGCCAACGAACAAGAACGTGTTGCTCGTGCCGAGAGTCTTGACCAACGTATACGCCTCGTCGATGGTGACGGGGTTAGCGAACAGATTGATAGCCATTACACTTTTCTCCTAATGGTTTACTAAATCAAACGTATAAATTCTGGAGGATTGAAATCATCATTTCAGTCTCCTCACACACCAAACTTGCTCAAGATATCGTCCACACTTTCCTTGACCACAACACGCTTGGTGTCGCTGTCTCTCAACTGATCAATCGTCACACCTTCTAATGCCCGCAGCAGAGAGACACGTGCTTCTTCTAATGCAGAATCTTGTGACACGTTGAACTCTGCGAATGTGTTGCACAACTCAATAGCCCGTTGCAGGGTGGTGTCGTACAGTTTCCGTCGCTTGATCTTGATCTCCCCGTTCTCGACGACGGTCTCGGTCTCGCAACAATGCGAGAGAGACTTCATCACCTCGACTAGTTGCTCCTTCTGCCTGTTGATGATGCCGTCCACCAAGTCACGAGCCTGTCGCTCGTAGTGAACCTGTAAATCAGACGCCAACTCGTTGGCAATCTTGCAACGGAAATCCCCAAGCGGAACCTCGCTTGTGTACAGACGGATGGAGAACTTGCTGAATACTTCATTAACTGACGGGTAGTCCTCCCGCCTGAACATATCTCCCTGTGCCACGAACGCCATGTTCGACACGATTGTGGGGTATGCCTTGATGAAGTCAGCCACGAGTCCGTTGAACGTAGTCTCGTGCTGTCCAAACTCCTTCATAAACCGAGGGAGTTCCACGGAAGGTAGTATGCGTTGAGATCCCGCCCAGTCGTACGTGCGTCGCTGCATCCAGTTATAAACTGTCTGGCGATAGTTCAGCACCCGCTTGTGTTCCAAGTTCTTGGCGAGCAAGTGCTTCACAAACTTACCCGCATCGCTGTCGGCTTTCTTGGCTTGCGTCACCTCCTCGCTGATTTGTTTATCCTGCATCGTTGCCGTCCACACTCGGGTGTCTACGTCCACCAACACGCACGACGATGCGAGCGAGACGATGTGTTCCGGCTTCTTCAAGAATGTTTCGTTCGTTCCGTTTGCTACGTCCATCACTTATCTCCTAGTTCATGTCCAAGTGAATCGTTAGTTAGTCCAGTTGCTTACTCATCCCTACGTCTATGTTCATAGTATAGGATAAGTTTACATATAAAGCAAGAGTTTGGGTAAAAAAGTCCCGAGAAAGTAAATCAGAAGGCTCCCTCTGTTACTTCCCACGCACTTTGCCACCCCCCATTACTCTGCACTTTTTCGAGCAACTCTTTCCGCTCCATGTATTCAAGTTCTAACTCACGCTGATATGCAGCCGCTTCGATGGCGGCCATCTCTTCATCTTCCATCGATCTTTCTCTCAAGAATTACTCGCAGCATTGCCTTCTTGATATGCAGCGGTACGGGTGTTCTGAACCCGTCCAGAAAAGTCTCACGTGGCAAAAATACATACTGATCTGGACTGTCTTTGCCCACCGAATACCGCAACGCCGACTCTGGCAGCGTGAACGGCATCGGATCTTTTGCGCTGTTGATCTTCTTCATCTCACACCTCCTCGGCTGTCTTGATTTGAAACTCTGCGTCGATACCTTTCTTAAAGAAGTGAGTCAGAGTCTCCCACTCCGCATCAGACAGTTCCTCACGGTTCCTCAACAGCGTGAGAATCCAACTCATTTCGTCTCGTGCTTCTTGCTCGGTCATCGGTAAAACCCTCCCTTGTTGTTGATCCCCTTCAAGTCGTCCAAGTCCTCTATCTTTATGTAGTTGCTCTTGTGGAGCGGGACGACGGTGTGCTTCCTCTTCCTTGCCTGTGCCTCGCCACATGGCATACAGGTGAGATAGCCAAGCACCACACGCTCGTCCTCGACGAACTCGGCATAGCATCGTGTACACAACTTCTTATCCATCTATTTAATCTCCGTATAGGCTTGGCCAACTCAGCCGCGCATATTTGCTTGATGGTTTACTTCGTGCCTCACCAAGGCATTCCCGAATCCCATGTCGAGAACGTCACGCAAGAAGTCCCGGCTTACCTCTGTACAAGTCTCGTGTGGGTGCGCCTGTCCCTTGTGCTTGGATGTGGTGATGGAGTACCTGTCCACGTTGGCAAACCAACGGTTCACGCTCGGGATGAAGGCATACATAGGGAAGTGCTTGCCGTACGAGTAGACGGCGTAGATGTTTTCTCCCGCTGTGCCGGAATACCCGACACCTGCCTTTACCCATTCAGCAAAGATGTTATTAGCGATGAAGGGTTGCTTGGCCTGTACGTGTGGGCGCACTTTGGGGTTGGTCGTCTTGATCGGCTTGGTCATGGCTTTCTCCGTTTCGTGATTCATGTCGAAGTGAAGTCCTATTTAATGTGTTGTGTTAGTTGTTCATCGGTCATGAGCCCATATTATAAGGCTTCTTTACGTTTATGTCAAGACTTTGGATAAAAAAGATATCTAGCCACGTGTGGCCGCACGACGGACAAAATCTGTTCCATCTGTTCCAAGTTGTTCCAGATTTTGAACTTATACAATGCTACAAAAGGAGGGGGGTGGAGGGTAAGTAAGTTCTTGTTTTTATTAATATTTATTAGTAGTAGTAGTAGATGTTCAATCTGTTCCATGAAAAATGAGGTATACAAATGATTTGATGATTTTTTGTGTGGGGGTTGACGCATCGCGGTGCAGACTTCCCCGACTTGGTTTTTACCCCCCTCCCCCTGCCCTACCTCGAAAAACGTGGAACATTGGAACAGATTTACACTATTCCTTTGCAAAACAATGACTTACCGATTTTGAACTTGGAACAAAACTTGGAACAAGTGTGGAACAACGTGGAACAGACCATCATTTTATGACGTTATAAAACGATGCGGGACTTTGTGGGTTCAATTCACTTGGAGGTGAAGTCTTATTTAGTGGAACCCCTCTCGCTTAATGGCTTAACTAGCCATGCCTCTCCCCGCGCAGCCACGCACACGCGACACGCGCGCACAAACAAGGAACTGGTTTCTTATGCGAAACGCAGGCACAAAAAAACCCCGGCAACCTTGCGGCTACCGGGGCGCGTCGTTTAAGCAAAGTTGAATTCAAGTTGCTTTGCTTCGTGGTCGAGTCTGTAGAGCACTTTGAATTTGACGTCGTTGCGGGTCAGTACATCCATCCAAAAGAGCAGTTGCTGGAATGACAACTCTTTGACAACTTCACCATCGATGGTGGATTCAGACTGAACTATGTAGACAACATTCTTTCCGATTGGCATAAGAACCTCTTAAATGAAGAGACCCGGTAACCTTGCGGCTACCGGGTCGAGTGGGTTACATCTTGTCGATTGCCTCGTTGATCATCCGTTTCAACTCGGCCTTGTTGGGTGCGGCAGTTGGGTCGCCCTTGCCTTGTGCGACCTTGTTGCGTTTAACCAACGTCTCGGCCGCTGCGTTTACCGTCTCTAGCATTGTCTTATTCTCGCCGCGCGTCCGGCCTTTGATACCGGCCTTCAAGTCGTTCACGGCCTTCATCAGACTCTTCATGCGATTCGAGCGGTACTTACTCTCGTCGAGACGCGCCGCCCTGACTAACTCATAACGCGCATTGTCTTTGGTTTTCAGTTGGCCAAAGTCATAGGCCGACAATCCGCAAGCGTAATCGATAGTGAGGGCGAACAGGCCGTCAGCATCCTGTACCTGTTTCGGATTCTTAATCGGTGTGTACTCGCTGCCCTTGTGAGTGTAATAGCGCGTACCGTATAACTCCGCCTTGCGGCCTGTCATACCCCTCTCTAACTTGGCCTTACTCTCATCGGAGAATTCACCCGATGGATTGCGTCGGAGTAATTCCGCTGCGAGCACATCCAGAGTGTCGCCCTGCGATGCGGCAGAGTAACCGATTGAATCAAGATCGGCTGATTCAAGATTTTTGAAGTCTACTGCTTTCATCTGTGTAGTCCTATGTTGAATGCGCCGCGCGGTATTGCGTGGCGTGGAATTGTTATATATCAGGTGAATCTATAAGTAAAGTTTCATCTATAAATGAAACGCTACATAGCCTGACCCCACCCGCCCGCCGCCCCCCGCTGTGCAGTTGGGACTCCGCCGCGCCCCCCATACCCCTGAATACACACAAACAATGCCCACTTTTTCCACACTTGGCTGACCCCACCCCCCTTCATATAGAAAACCCCCCCGTCATCAATTTGGTACCATGCCATTCTCTTTTATATATTTTGTTGTACTATCCACGCACATGGATGCACAGCCGCTAGTCCCGGACATCGAAGACAACATCCCGCTTCCCGCTCATGCTCGGGAAGCCCTACCTGAGTTGTCTGCGCCCGAAGAGATCGAGATGCGGGCAAGGACAATTAAGTTGATCTCGGATCTCACGCTGACTCCGCTTGAGCCAACGGAAGCAGATGCCGATGCTGCCAAGGAATTGGCACGCGAGATGGTCGAGAACCCGCAGGCGAAGCCCGACTTCAGTATCTATCCGAACGAAGTGATTGCTTTGTATGCCGGTATCGCTGCCCGATACAACCACATGATCGTCAAAGAGCTATCTGACCTGAAGCTCTACGTGGTTAATAAGTTGTTTGAATCAGTGGAACAGGCCGATGACCTCAAAACTCGGGTCACAGCCCTCAAAGCATTAGGCGAAGTCGAGGGAATTGATGCGTTTAAGAAGCGCAGCGAGGTCACGCACATCATTAAGCCCATCGAAGAGGTGGAGCGAGAGCTAATGAGCGTGCTGGAGGGGATTGAGTACAAGGTTTTGGACAGCGGGGACGAGAAGAAAGCCCTGCCAAACCTAGAATAAACATAAAAAACCGTGCAACTGACCCAAGAAAACCTCGCCAAACTGCGTCAAGCCTTGCCGACTCTGCCGGATAAGGAGAAACGGCGCGTTGCCGACCTCCTGAAGCAGTATCAGAACCAAATTACGCAGAAACTAGGCAAGGATTCGTTCCTAGATTTCATTCATCACGTGTATCCGGGGTACAAAGTAGGCCCACATCACCGGAAATTGGCAAAAATCTTCGAAGACATAGCCGAAGGCAAGAAGAAGAGAGTGATCGTTAACATTGCCCCGCGACATGGTAAGTCTGAGATGATTTCTTACCTTGCTCCGGCGTGGTTTCTAGGCAAATTTCCGCAGAAGAAGGTCATCATGGCCTCACACACCGCAGATCTTGCGGTAAATTTTGGTCGTCGGGTGCGTAACTTAGTGGGAGCAGAGAATTACCGTGACATCTTCCCCAACGTCTCTCTCCAAGCTGACTCTAAAAGTGCTTCTCGCTGGGGTACGAACTTTAATGGTGAGTATTTTGCTATTGGTGTTGGCGGTGCCTTGGCTGGTCGGGGTGCTGATCTATTCATTATTGATGATCCTCATTCTGAACAAGAGGCCAAGCAAGGAAGGGCTGATGTATTTGAGCCTGCTTGGGAATGGTTCCAATCGGGCCCCGTCCAACGACTGATGCCGGGCGGCGCGATCATCGTGGTGATGACGCGATGGTCGAAGATGGATCTGACGGGGAAGATCGTCGATCACATGACCCGCGAAGAGGGTGCAGATCAGTGGGAAGTAGTCGAGTTTCCCGCCATCCTCAACGAGAAACCGCTTTGGCCTGAGTTCTGGGATATCGACGAGTTGCTGGCTAAAAAGGCCAGTATGGATGTGCGGTATTGGCAAGCCCAGTACATGCAGCAGCCGACCTCGGAAGAAGGTGCACTCCTCAAGCGGGAGTGGTGGCAGGTATGGGAGGGAGATAATCCGCCCCCGTGCGAGCACATCATCATGAGCCTCGACGCAGCCCAAGAGAAATCAAACCGGTCGGACTTCAACGCCCTCACAACGTGGGGTGTTTTCTTTAATGAAGAGACAAAAAACTACAACATAATCCTGCTCAACTCCATCAAGCAGCGACTTGAATTCCCTGAGTTAAAGGCGATGGTGCTGGAGGAGTACAAGGAGTGGAACCCGGACACGTTCATCGTGGAGAAGAAGTCCAACGGTGCGGCGCTGTATCAGGAGTTCCGCCGGATGGGTGTGCCCATCAGTGAGTTCACGCCGGGTAAGGGTCAGGACAAGATCAGCCGGGTCAATGCGGTGTCAGACTTGTTTTCTTCAGGTATAGTCTGGTGTACTGACCATAGGTGGGCCAGAGAAGTAGTCGAGGAGTGTAACGACTTCCCGAGCGGTACACACGACGACTTGGTGGACTCTACTACTCTCGCCCTCCTGCGCTTCAGGCAGGGTGGGTTTATTCGACTTCCGTCAGACGAGCCGGAACCAACAAAGTGGTTCAAGAGCCATCGGCGCGAAGGCTACTACTAGGAGAGTTTAGATGGCCGTCGATAAAAGTTTGATGGAAGCTCCGCAAGGCATTGCTGGCATGGCGATGGACATGGAGCCGATTGAGATTGAGATCGTTGACCCTGAAGAGGTCAGGATTGGCGTAGATGGGATGGTCATTGAGATGGCCAAGGCAGAACCCCGCGCTGAAGACTTCGATGCCAACCTTGCAGACTTTATTGACGAGCAGGAACTTCAGATTCTTGCCTCCGAGTTGATTGGAGATTACGAGCAAGACCTCTCCTCCCGCAAAGACTGGCTCGATACCTACGTCAAAGGTTTGAAGATTCTGGGTATCCGATACGAGGATCGGACAGAGCCGTGGCCGGGTGCGTGTGGTGTGTTCCACCCGCTTCTTATGGAGAGTGCGGTCAAGTTCCAGTCCGAGACGATCATGGAGACCTTCCCTGCGATGGGGCCGGTCAAGACCAAGATCATCGGCAAGGAGACGGCAGAGAAGAAAGACTCGGCCATTCGTGTCGCGGATGACATGAACTATAAGTTGACCGAGGAGATGAAGGAGTATCGGCCAGAACACGAACGCCTCCTCCTGTCCCTAGCCCTCGCGGGTAACTCCTTTAAGAAGGTGTACTACGACCCGTCGCTTGGTCGTCAGACTGCGGTCTATATCCCGGCTGAAGATATCGTGGTGCCATACGGCGCTGCCAACATTGAGTCAGCCGAGCGTGTTACGCACCGGATGCGTAAGACTAAGAATGAGGTGAAGAAGCTTCAGTACGCAGGCTTCTATAAGGATGTGGATCTGGGTGATCCGATCCGTGTCATGGACGAGGTTGAGAAGCAGAAGGCTGAAGATCAAGGCTTCAGCGCGAGCATGGACGAGCGGTTCCAGTTGCTTGAGATGCACGTGAGTTTGGATCTCAAGGACTACCCGGACGTTGATGACGACAATAGTGAGACTGGGATTGCGTTGCCGTACGTGGTGACGATTGAGAAGGGTACGGGGACGATCTTAGCAATCCGAAGGAATTGGAGGGAAGATGACAAGCTCAAGCAAAAGCGACAGCATTTCGTCCACTACGGATATATACCCGGATTTGGATTTTACTACTTCGGCCTTATTCACCTCATCGGGGGACATAGTAAGGCTGCAACGTCCCTCCTTCGACAACTTATCGATGCAGGAACTCTCTCAAATCTCCCCGGAGGACTTAAGTCTAGAGGACTACGAATTAAGGGAGACGATACTCCGATTGCACCGGGAGAGTGGCGAGATGTAGACGTACCCTCGGGTGCGATCAAAGACAATATCCTCCCGCTTCCGTACAAAGAACCTTCGCAGACTTTGGCTACCCTTATGGATCGGGTGGTCGAGGAAGGACGCCGCTTCGCTGCGGTGTCGGATCTGAAGGTATCGGATATGTCTTCGCAGGCTCCGGTGGGCACTACGCTCGCTATCTTGGAGCGCGTGTTGAAGGTGATGTCGGCTGTTCAGGCTCGCATTCACTACACGATGAAGCAGGAGTTCAAGCTCCTCGCTGCGATTATTCGTGACTACACCCCGGATGAGTATTCGTACGAACCAGAAGTCGGCGGTCGCAAGGCCAAGAAGTCTGACTACGATAACGTCGATATCCTCCCGGTCAGTGATCCGAATGCGGCAACGATGTCGCAGAAGGTGGTGCAGTATCAAGCAGTGCTTCAACTGTCGCAGTCTGCTCCACAAATTTACGATCTACCCTATTTGCATCGTCAGATGATTGAGACGCTTGGCATACGAAACGCCAACAAGATCGTCCCGTCGCCTGATGATCAGAAGCCCGTAGACCCCGTGACGGAAAATATGAACATCATGAACGGCAAACCCGTGAAGGCGTTCTATTACCAAGACCACGAGGCGCATCTACAGGTTCACATGATGGCTATGCAGGATCCAAAGATCATGCAGATTGTGGGTCAAAACCCGCAGGCTCAGGCAATCATGGCCGCTGGCGCTGCTCACATCATGGAGCACGTTGCCTTTCAATACCGCAAGGAAATCGAGAAACAGTTGGGAGCAAATCTCCCGCCGATGCCCGATGCGGAGAAGGACGAGAACTTCCTGCCAGAAGCAGCCGAGGTTCAGATCTCTCAACTTGCCGCAGCAGCCGCTGCCAAACTGCTACAGAAGGATCAGGCCGAGGCTCAAGCACAGCAGGCCCAGCAACAGGCTCAAGATCCTGTCGTCCAGATGCAGCAGATGGAGCTTCAACTCCGACAGCAGGAGTTGCAGATCGAGTCTCAAAAATTGCAGCTTAACGCTCAAATCCAGCAGCAGAAGTTGCAACTTGATGCTCAGGTCAAGATGGCTGATCAGCAGCGCAAGGAGAAGGAGTTGCAGATTGATGCGGCTCTTAAGGCTGACGAGATCGAACTCCGTCAGGCCGAGATCTCAAATCGTCAACAAATTGAAGCAGCCAGAATGGGCGCTGATATCCAGAAGCACAAGGCATCCCTCGCCGCCAAACAGCAGGCAGATGGAGTCCGCATGGGTATCGACATCGCCAAGGCCAAAGAATCCGCTGATCTTCAGCGCAACCGCCCCCAAAAGGGCAAGAAGGAGTAAATGAGTTATACGACACCTCTTGAGTACCTCAAATCAAAACTTGAGGACGAGCGTTCCAACATCGTGTCTTTTCTGTCTCAGGGCACGCTGAAGGACATCGAGGAGTACCGAAGATTGTGCGGGATCATCCAAGGTCTTGATGCCGCCAAAGTTCATATTAATGACCTTGAAAAACGGATGGAGACAGGCGATGAGTAACATTGATATTGAGAAGACACAGGAGGAAGCGAAGAAGGCTTCCTTGCTCCCAGCGCCGAGAGGGTATCGGTTGCTGTGCGCGGTTCCTCATGTAGAAGAGGAATTTGAAGGCGGAATCGTCAAGGCCGAAGACACCAAGCGAACGGAGGAACTGACTACGGTTGTTCTCTTCGTCGTGAAGATGGGTGACATGGCCTACAACGATAAGGATCGGTTTCCTACCGGCCCTTGGTGCAAAGAGGGGGATTTCGTCCTCACTCGCCCGTACGCGGGCACCCGTGTGGTCATTCATGGCCGCGAGTTCCGACTTATCAACGACGACAGTGTGGAAGCGGTGGTCGATGACCCCCGTGGTATCCGCCGCGCATAAGGAGTGATTTATGGCTAATGAAGAATTTAAATTCCCAGACGAGGTAGAGGCTGAAGCCAAAGCCACGCCGGGAGCCGATGATTTCAGCATTGAGGTCATCGATGACATGCCTCCAGAGGATCGGGCACACGCTAAGCCGATGCCGAAGGAGATCGTTGAGAATCTGGAAAAGGACGAACTTGACCAGTATTCAGACGATGTAAAGGAACGCTTCAAGCAGATGAAGAAGGTTTGGAACGACGAGCGTCGGGCCAAGGAATCTGCTGCTCGTGAGCGTGAGGAAGCCCTCAAGTTTGCTCAAGCCCAAATGGAGGAGAACAAGCGTCTCAAACAGCGCCTTGGCGTTGGTGAGCGTGTCTTCATCCAAGAGGTAACTAAGGCGGCTAACACCGAGTTGGCAGTCGCTAAAGATAAACTTAAGCAAGCTTATGATTCGGGTGATTCGGAGAGTATTGCCTCGGCACAGGAGGCTATGACCGATGCCAAGCTGCGTTTGAAGCAGTACGAAAATTTCCGACCCTCTTTACAAGACGAAGATTCGCGTGTACAAGAAAACCAACAGGTAACGACACCACAAGCGCCTGCTCCAGCTATCGACCCAAAAGCCGATGCTTGGAAACGGAATAACACTTGGTTCGGTGTGGACGAGGAGATGACCGCCCTCGCGCTCGGCCTTCATGAAAAATTGGTCAGGTCTGGAATCGATCCGCGTAGTGACGACTACTACCAACAGATCGATGCGACGATGAAGAGGCGGTTTCCGGAGGCGTTCGAAGACGCTGAAGAGGAAGCCAAACCTCAGAAGGAAGTGGCCAAAACCGCTCCCAAGCCCAAGCCGTCCACAAACGTGGCTCCTGTGACGCGGGGAACCGCGCCTCGTCAGATTCGTTTGACAGCTACGCAAGTTGCTCTGGCTAAGAAACTTGGCTTGAGTAATGAACAGTATGCACGGGAACTTATGAAACTGGAGAACGACAATGGCTGAGAATCGTCTGCAACGAGAAGTTGAGAATAGAGACGCCGCGCAGCGGAAAGCATCGTGGGCACCGCCCCAAACGCTCCCCGAACCGGAGCCGCAGGAAGGTTGGGTGTTCCGATGGATTCGGACAAGTATTATGGGTCAGGCTGATCCCACTAATACATCTGCAAAATTTCGTGAAGGTTGGGAGCCAGTCAAAGCTGCCGAACAACCTAAGCTAATGTTGCAAGCCGATCCCAATGGACGTTTTAAAGACAACATTGAGATTGGTGGGTTGTTGCTCTGTAAGGCTCCGGCTGAACTGATGAAGCAGCGTGATGATTATTACGCGAAGCAGGCGCAGTCTCAGATCCAGTCTGTAGACAACAACTTTATGAGGCTGAACGATGAGCGTATGCCACTCTTTAACGAGAGGAAGACATCGGTCTCGTTCGGCAAGGGTAAATAATTTCTTTATTGGAGTAACAAATGGCTTATCCTTCCGTTGACAAGCCTTATGGCTTGAAGCCGATCAACTTGATCGGTGGGCAGGTGTTTGCCGGTTCGACCCGTCAGCGTCGTATCGCTTCCAGTGCGGATAGCATTGGTTTCGGCGACCCGTTGGAGTTCGCATCGGACGGCACCGTTAAAGTAACGACTGCCACGACGACGGCCCCGACCGCTGGCTTTGCCGGTGTGTTTTTGGGCTGCACGTTCGTGTCCTCTGTGACGGGTCAGCCGACCTACTCGCAGCAGTGGACTTCGGGTACCTCGGTCAAGGCCAACACGTACATTGTTGCGTATGTGGCTGATGATCCGGACACCCTGTTCAAGGCTGTGGGCGTGACGGCTTCGCTCGTTGTGTCCACCACGGGTGGCTTCACGTATTCGAACGTTGGCAACAACGTGGCTCTCGTAGCCAATACGCTGAACACCACGAGTGGTGATTCGCAGCAGGGTCTGTTGGTCTCGTCGGCCAGCACCACGCTGTCTCTGCCGATCCGCATCGTTGATGTTGTTGAAGACACGGCCTTCGTGTCGAGCGGCACCGTCTATTACCCGGAAGTCATCGTTAAGTTCAATGCAGCTTACGTGAACTCTGGTGTGATCGAGGGTGGTCACTCTTACAACAACCCGACTGGCGTTTAATAGGGAGTTCTAAGACATGGCTATTTCACGCGCACAATTACTTAAGGAACTCCTTCCGGGCTTGAACGCCCTGTTCGGCCTTGAGTACAAGACCTATGGCGAAGAGCACAAAGAGATCTACGAAACTGAGACCTCTGAGCGTTCCTTCGAAGAAGAGACCAAGCTTTCTGGTTTCAGCGCCGCTCCGGTAAAGGCCGAAGGTGCTGCGATTGCGTATGACAACGCGCAGGAAGCATGGACTGCTCGCTACAACCACGAGACGATTGCTCTCGGCTTCTCCATCACGGAAGAAGCGGTTGAAGACAACCTGTACGACTCGCTCAGCAAGCGTTATACGAAGGCTCTTGCTCGCGCTATGGCGTACACGAAGCAAGTCAAGGCGGCTTCTGTTCTGAACAATGGCTTCTCGTCCAGCTACGCTGGTGGCGACGGTCAGGCTCTGTTCAGCGCGAACCATCCGCTTGTCTCGGGCGGTGTCAACAGCAACCGTCTGACGGCCTCGGATCTCAACGAAACCTCGTTGGAAGCTGCGGTTATTCAGATCGCTGGTTGGACGGACGAGCGCGGTCTCTTGATCGCGGCGAAGCCCAATAAGCTCATCGTTCCCCCGGCCTTGATGTTCGTTGCCAAGCGTCTTCTCGACACGGAACTCCGTGTTGCGACCGCCGATAACGACATCAACGCTCTGAAGGCGATGGGTTCGATTCCGGGCGGCTACACCGTCAACCACTTCCTGACCGACACGAATGCGTGGTTCCTGACCACGGACGTTCCGAACGGCATGAAGCACTTCGTTCGTACCCCGCTGGCTAACAGCATGGACGGCGATTTCGACACCGGCAACGTCCGGTACAAGAGCCGCGAGCGTTATAGCTTCGGCTGGTCGGATCCGCTCGGCATGTTCGGTTCGCCGGGTTCGACCTAATAGGTTGATGACCTAGAGAGATTGGGGGGTTACAAGTAGCAATGCTTGTAGCCCCTCTTTTTTAGTGATATACAGTCGTTCATCGGGATTAACAGGTTTATCAGACAGACCCGACTGACGACATGCAGACTGATAAACCTACTCGCATGTGAGGATTTGAAATGGCACGTACAACTTTTAGCGGCCCGGTTGCTTCCGACAATGGTTTCATTGGCGTTATTGCTTCCGATTCTGCCGTTGTTACTAACCTTCTTTGCACGACCCTGACGATTGGCAGCACCAAGCTGACCACGGGTTCGGTATCGGGCACGGTATCGGTTCAGGCCGGTCGCATCCCGGTTCTCATCGGCAGCACGACGCTCTACATCGGTCTGTACGCCAGTCTGGTTCCGTAAGATTTCGTGGGGGGCGTAAGCCCCCTTCATCCATTACAGGAGAACCAGAATGCAAACAGATGTCTTAGCTAGTAAGGTCGCCACAAATGCTGGCGACCTGCTGGATCAAAATAGCCTCGTTATTGGCCGCTCTCGCGTGAAGGCGATTTATGTTGTTCCGGATACGGGTGCTGGCACGGTCACGTTTCGTGATGGTGGAGTCAGTGGCCCGGTAAAAATTCAGATCAACACGTTGGCCTCTTCCACCACTCCTGACTACATCCTGATGCCGGGTGAAGGATTGCTCTTCCAAACGAGCATCTACATCGTCCCGTCAGCCGTAGTCTCGACGATGGTCATTTATGGCTAAGTCTCCCGCTTGGCAGCGTAAGGAAGGTAAGAACCCCGCTGGCGGCTTAAATGCTAAAGGCAGGGCTTCCTACAACCGGGCTAACCCCGGCAAGCCGGGACTCAAGGCTCCGCAGCCTGAAGGCGGCTCTCGTAAGAAATCCTTCTGTGCCCGGATGTCTGGGATGAAGAAGAAACTCACGAGCGCCAAGACTGCCAATGACCCCAACTCCCGTATCAACAAGTCTCTTAGAGCATGGAAGTGCTGATATGGAGATGGTTGTCTGGAACATGGTTCTTACGGGAATCGTGGCCATTTTGGGTTTTGTTGTGAAAGAGAAGTTTGAAGAACTCAAGCGTCTCGGCATCCTTCTCAACAGAACTCGGGAAGAAGTTGCTAGGGATCACGTGACCCGTGCGGAAGTACGGGCTGATGCACAAATGCTGCTTGACCGGCTTGATCGGTTGGAGCAAAAGATTGACAGGTTGGTGAATCATGCCAAGTAAGTCAGGCAAACAGCACCGACTAATGGCCTTGGTCGCTAACGATCCGAAAGCAGCCAAGCGATTGGGTATCCCACAAAAAGTGGGCAAAGAGTACGTCAAGGCCGACAAAGGCCGCAAATTTAAGAGGAAATAATCATGGGCATGTCACCGAAAGCGATGAATATGGCGAAAGCGCGTATGGCCGACCGTGCTGGCCGCGCAATGATGGCTCCGCAGCCCCAGATGGGCATGAAGAAGGGCGGTAAGGCCGAGTCAAAAGCAATGGCCAAGAAAGAGATCTCCTTCATGAAGAAGAAGGGCGCTCCGAAGTCCATGATCAAGCACGAGAAGGCCGAGTACGGCATGAAGAAGGGCGGTATGGCCGGTGGTTCCTTCCGTAAGGCCGCTGACGGTATCGCCTCTAAGGGCAAGACCAAGGTCAAGATGGTTCGTATGAACTACGGCGGTAAGTGCTGATGAAGTACAAAATGGGCGGACATATCAAAAAACCCCCTGAACCTGTTAGACCGCTTTCAAAAGGTCCGCAAGGTCGGCGGCGTTATCCCGGTCAGAACGAGGCTGATAAAAAGCGTCGTGAGGCAATGCAGGCTGTCGAGGACAGTGATATGTCCACCAAGATGCAGGAAGCTTACGAGCGTTTTGGCCGTAGTTCCGAGTCTGACTCGCCGGGCTATAAGAAGGGCGGTAAGGTCAAGAAGATGGCCGGTGGCGGCTCCGCTTCCAAACGTGCTGATGGCTGCGCTGTTCGCGGCAAAACACGAGGTAAGATGGTATGAAAGGTTTTGGTAGCCGTGGCTTCGGCACAAAGAAGCGCATGCGTAAGTTTGAAGAAGGCGGTGCGACTGATTACGCCGAGTCCGGCAGTGCCGGTGGCACAAACATCAGTTTTGGCGAAGCCTTTCGCGCTGCTCGCAAACAGGGCCTGAAGACTTTCACATGGCGTGGCAAGGAATACTCAACAGACACCAAGGAAGATAAGGCTAAAAAGGCCGAGAAGTCCTTGACCGAAGTTGAAGTGACTAGCAAGCGTCCTGACTTCTCTAAGATTTACGAGATGGACAAGGTGACGGATAAGGCTGGCGCTGGTAGTCGCGGTGTCCCCCGTCGCGGCGGCGCTCGTGATCCTGAAGCGTCTAAGAAGGTTGAAGCCAAGATTGATGAGAAGATTGGCGCGTCAATCCGTGGTTCGACCAGCAGCATGAAGAATACGGATAGCGTTTATGAGCGTCTTGCTCGCGGCTCAAATGAGTCTGAGCGTAAGGCCAAGCGCGTTCGTGAAGCCCGTGAAGCGATGAGTTATCGCAAGGGCGGCTCAGTCGGCTCCGCTTCTAAGCGTGCTGACGGTATCGCACAGCGCGGTAAGACTCGTGGGAAGATGTGCTAATGATGCCCTCTCGCGGAATGGGTGCAATTAGTCCGAAGAAGATCCCCCGTGCTAAACGCCGGGGGGACTCTAAGCCTGTAGAAGGCACGGGTAAGCCCATCCGCACCTTTAAGAAAGGCGGCGAGTCGAAGGTCAATCAGGCTGGCAACTACACCAAGCCGGGTATGCGTAAGAAGTTGTTTGAGTCCATCAAGGCTTCGGCAACGCAGGGCACCGGTGCAGGGCAGTGGTCAGCGCGTAAGGCGCAGTTGTTAGCCAAGCGGTACAAGGAGAAGGGCGGTGGATACCGGGACTGACATCGAACTTTTCAAAGCGCAGGTTCAGGCTGAACTAAATCGGCTTGAGGCCAAGGCGTCTGCTAAGACTGTTGCTGGTAAGGCTATCGGCAAAGACGGTCTGAAGTACATTACAGCCATCGTCGTGATTGGCGTCGTCTCTAGCCTCTTCTTGGATAACGACAAGATCGCTGCCGTGATGGGGCTGCTTGGCGCGTCTCTGACCGCTTTGATCTCGATGCTGAACGGCATTGCAGGCACGGTTGAGAAGGAAGAGAAGCCCGAGTACGCGGTCATCAAGGAACTTATCGCCAAGTTGGATCGGCTGGATCGCAAGGAAATGCCCATGAGGGTCGATGTCGAGGGCGACCATGTGACCGTCACCAAGGGTGATGATGTGGTTAGGGCAAGCAAGTGAACATGCAGAAGATTGTAGATATGTTGTTTCCGGTTCTTCTGGCCGCCGTTGGCTGGCTATTGGCCGAGATTGCATCATTCAACAATCGGCTGATTGCTATCGAGTCGAAGATTCCGATCCTCATTACCGAAGACGGCGTTCCGACCGACAGCCCGTTGAGCGCCTCCAAGCGGCAAGAACTTAAAGACGAGATCATGGAAGACATCCATGACTTGCAAGTGCGGGTCAAGTTGATGGAAGAGCGCAACAAATGAAGTCCCCGCAGCAGTCCTTGAAGGCTTGGGGCGACCAGAAGTGGAGAACGAAGAGTGGTAAACGATCTTCTGACACGGGCGAAAGGTATCTTCCAGAGGCTGCGATTAAAGCTCTCAGCCCTGCTGAGTACGCCCGAACCACTGCCGCCAAGCGACGAGGCAAAGCCCAAGGCAAGCAGTTCGTCGCGCAGCCCAAGGGTATATCGCAAAAAACCCGTGCGTATCGTCAAAGGGGCAAAGGGTAAGTAAATGGCCTACAAGACTACAGCAACGACGGACTTCAACCTTGATCTCAACACGATCATCGAAGAGGCTTTTGAGCGTTGTGGTGCTGAGTTGCGGACGGGTTACGACTTCCGTACCGCCAAGCGCAGTCTTGGTCTATTGCTCATGGACTGGGCAAACCGTGGTATTAACCTCTGGACGTTGGAGACCGGTACCCAAACTTTGACGTACAACGTCGGTACGTATGACCTGCCGGTAGATACGGTTGACCTGCTTGACCATGTGATCCGCACCGGGTCTGGCACGAACCAGCAGGACATCAACATCTCGCGTATCTCATCTAGCACGTACGTGTCGATCCCGAACAAGAATGCGACGGGTCGCCCGATTCAGATCTGGATCAATCGTCGTACGGGTGCAACGGATGCGGCTGGTACGATTATCTACCCGCAATATACGGTGTGGCCGAAGCCCGATAACAGCACGACTTGGACGCTGTTCTACACTCGCCTTGTCCGTATGACTGATCCCGGCACGGGCGTGAATGGTCAGGACATTCCGTTTCGCTTCTTGCCCTGCATGGTGGCGGGTTTGGCCTATATGCTGTCTATGAAAATCCCAAACGCTGATGCCCGTACACAAATGCTGAAAGCCCAGTACGACGAGGCTTGGGACTTGGCGGCTGGCGAGGATCGAGAAAAAGCGGCAGTGCGGTTCGTACCACGTGAGAGTTTCTTGGGTGGTTACTAATGCCGAACAGGTTTGCAAGTGGCAAGCACGCGATTGCGATGTGCGACCGGTGTGGGTTTCAGTACAAACTCCGCCAGTTAAAGTCGCTAGTGATCAAGACCAAGAACGTGAATATCTTGGTCTGTCCGGAGTGCTGGGAGCCAGATCAGCCCCAGTTGTCGCTTGGTCTTTACCCGGTGGACGACCCGCAGGCGTTGCGGAATCCAAGGCCGGACACGAGCTACTTTGCGGTGGGCAATGACGGCGCGAATGGCAGTCGTCAGATACAATGGGGCTGGGCACCCGTAGGCGGGGCCAGAGCAGATGATGCAGGATTAACTCCTAACGACTTAGCGCCGTTTGGAGAAGTTGGAACGGTTACGGTCGTTACGACCTAGGAGACTGAAATGGCTATGACTTTAAAAGAACACGCCAAACTTCCGGCGAATAAGGCCCACGGTAAGAACGCCAAGGGCTTTCGTGCTGGTGGCAAGACCAACAGCGAAATGAAGAAGTACGGTCGCGGTATGGCGAAGGTGATGAACCAACGCAGCCCGATGCGCGGCTCTTCTGGCCCGAGGTAATTGCCATGAAAGAACTGAATCCCGGCAAAATTAGGCCGAACACGGACTCCACGGGGCGTAATGGCTACCCGGAGAAGGATGTGAACAAGGGCGTCACCCACATGGAAATGAAGGGTGCTGGTGCTGCCACGAAGGGTAAGAAGTTCGTGTCGCAGATCAACCTTGAGAACAACGCCAAGTACAGGGCGGGCTGGTCGCCGTGAACTACTCTCAGCTTACTACGCTGATTCAGGACTATTGTGAGTCCACGGAGCAGAGCTTCGTGGCGAATATTCCTACGTTTGTGCAGTTGGCTGAAGAGCGGATTTACAACACGGTTCAACTTCCGGCCATTCGTAAGAACGTGACGGGTAGCACGAGCAACGGGAACCAATATCTCTCGTTGCCATCAGACTGGCTCTCGACGTTCTCAATGGCCGTGATTGACCCCACGACTCAGGATTACGAGTACCTGCTCAATAAGGATGTGAACTACATCCGTGCGGCGTACCCGCCTCCGACCAGCACCGGCAAGCCTGCTTACTACGCCATCTTCGATGACACGACGATGTTGCTGGGGCCGACTCCGGATGCGGCGTATACGATTGAACTGCACTATTACTACTACCCAACTTCCATCGTGAACTCGGGTACTTCTTGGCTCGGCACCAACTTTGAGACGGTGCTGCTGTACGGTTCGCTTCGTGAAGCCTATACCTACTTGAAAGGCTCCGAAGACATGATGAACTACTACGAGCAAAAGTATCAGGAGTCGCTGGGTCAACTGAAGCGCCTTGGCGATGGCTTGGATCGTCAGGATGCGTACCGTTCTGGTCAAGTTAGGGTTCCGGTGACTTAATGTTTAACGCAGGAACAGAAATCGGTAATGTGTTTGTCCAAACGACAGACCATCGTGAACATACGGTAGAAGAGATTGCGGAGCGTGCGGTTAATCGTGCGATTCGCGTGGACTCACAAGAAGGTTTGAAGCAGGTACTAATTAAGTATCTGCAAGAGGCGCAAGACTCGGCCTTGAAGACTGCGCGACGTACGTTGATTGAACAAGGTTTTGACGACGCGGCAGCGCGTTTAGGAGACTGAAATGGCGATTACTCAGGCAATGGCTACGTCGTTTAAGGTTGAGATCCTTGACGGCATTCATAACTTTGGTACCGGCGTGATCCGCGCTTCGACGGCTGCGGATGTGTTCAAGCTGGCCCTGTTTACTTCTTCGGCTACGTTGAGCGCCACGACTACGGCGTACTCTTCGGCTGACGAGGTTTCTTCGTCTGGCACGAACTACCCGGCTGGTGGTTTGACGCTGACGATCTCGCAGGTGCCGACTTCGAGCAGCACGACGGCCTTTATCGACTTTGATGATCTGACGTTCCCGAGCGCCACGATTACGGCCAACGGTGCGCTGATCTACAACGCGACTCAGGGTAACAAGGCGGTTGCGGTGTTGGCGTTTGGTAGTGACAAGACCTCGACGGCAGGTAACTTCACTATCCAATTCCCGGCTGCGGCTGCTTCGACTGCTATTCTGCGTATCGCTTAATCGGAGGGTAACATGGCCCTCGTACTTGCGGATCGCGTCCTAGAGACGACGACCACTGCTGGTAGTGGCACGATTACCTTAGCTGGTGCAGAGCCGGGGTATCAGTCGTTTTCGGCTGTTGGTAACGGCAACCAGACCTACTACACCATTGCTAACGGTGCTGAGTGGGAAGTGGGCATCGGCACCTATACGGCTTCGGGGACAACGCTCTCCCGAGATACGGTGCTGTCTTCTAGCGCAAGCGGCGCAAAGGTTACGCTCTCCGCAGGTACTAAGAACGTCTTCGTTACCTACCCGTCTGAAAAGTCAGTCAACTTCAACGTATCGGGCGACATCACGGCTGCTACAGGCAGGATCATCAATCTTGGTGCGCCTAGCCTGAATTCGGATGCGGCTACGAAAGAATACGTCGATAACATGACGACGGCTGCGCTGCACGTTCACGAGGCAGTTGTCCTTGCGACTCCAGCAAGTTCGGGACGTAACGATACTTACAACAACGGCACAGCGGGTGTTAGCGCAACTCTGACAGCGACAGCCAATGGCACCCTGACGATTGACAGCACGGTTGCTCAGGCGGCTCAGCGCGTTTTGATTAAGGACTGCGACGATCAGGCCGAGAACGGGATTTACGTAGTTACAACGGTGGGCGACGGTTCTACCGCTTATGTAATGACCCGCGCATCTGATGCTGATACGTACGGTGAGCAGGGCGCTGAATCGCTTGACGAGGGTAGCTACTTCTTCGTCACGGGTGGTACGTCGTTAAAGGGCGCTGCTTTTGTCTGCAACACTGCGGGCACGATTACGTTCGGTACGACGCCGATTACGTTTGGCGAGTTCAGTCAGGCACAAGTCTACTCAGCCGGTAATGGCATCAGTCTTACCGCTACGACTATTTCACTCGCTTCGCCTGTTGTTGTTTCTAATGGCGGCACAGGGCTGACTACAACACCGACCAACGGCCAACTGCTGATCGGTAACGGCACGGGCTACACACTCTCGACCCTTACGGCAGGATCAGGTGTCTCCATCACGAACAGTGCTGGCAGCATCACGCTCTCTGCGACGGGCGCGGGCGGTACGGTCACGGCTGTTACAGCGACTGGGCCTTTGGCTTCGTCAGGCGGCACGACTCCTGATATCAGCATTGCCAATACGACTGGTACGGGTAGTGTTGTTCTAGATCAAGGCGCGACCATCTCCAGTGCCACGATCACGGCTGCACTCAGTGCGTCCATCACGACGATCACGGGTACGTCGGCTAACATTACCACCGTCTCCGGCACCACGGCACGGTTCAGCAGCGCGGCTATCACTCAACTGAGCGGCACCTCGGCGGGTATTACAACTGTCTCGGGAACAACGACTACGTTCTCAAGCGGCACGATCACTCAGTTCGGCGCGACCTCTGCGACGATTGCCAGCGTCTCTGGTACGAACGCTACCTATTCCAACGGTAACTTCACGAGTGCGACAGTCTCAACGATCTCCGGCACGACGGCTACTTATACGTCTGCCACGGTCACGAATCTGAATGTGACCAGCGTTACGCTGAGCAATCTCAGTATTGCCTCGGCTAACATCACGACTCTCACCGGTACGACGTTTGGTACAACTGGTGCTACTCAGTTGCGTGGCGCATCTGCGACCATCAATAATGTTTATGTTCCTAATGCACTTTCAGTTTCTGCGACTGGGGCTAGATGGGATTCTAACGGCGATATTTATTCGTATCGTTCTGGTGGTACAACCGGTGTCATTTTCTTAAGTAGTAGCGCCACTCGTTATCTGTATTGGGACGGCACCACATATTCTATGCCCGGTGGTCAACTTGACGTAAACGGGCAACGTGTTCTCAATGCGGGTAACTATAATACTTACGCTGTACCTGCTAAGACATCATCAGATTGGAGCAATGCTCCGTCTGTAATCAGTAACGTAGTTGGCTTGATGGCGTGGAAGAACTACGGTAATAGCCACGTTATCTTTGATGCTTCAGCAAGTACGAGTCCTGCTGGTGGGGCGGTAAATAATACCAATTCAAGCTCTCCTTGGATTGCTTCGTATCCTACTTTGATGGGCTGGAATGGCGCAGGTACATACGGCGTTCGAGTTGATTCCTGCCGAGTAGCCGATAACGGCCTTCCAATCGTTAACGTAACCTCGTCCACAAGTATTGCTGCGACGGCTGGTAATCATTACATTTTGCGTGGCGGCGCTACGACGGTAACTTTGCCTGCATCGCCTGCTGCGGGCGCTCTAGTGTGGGTCACGGTATCCAACGGTCGCTCTGATAACGTCATTGCTCGTAACGGACAGAACATCCAAGGTTTGGCAGAAAACATGACGTTGGATGCGGCATACGCCGCAGTTCAGCTTCGCTTCTCCGATGCCACGATGGGTTGGGTATTCTGTTAAGCCATGTTCGGCTTTACCCCATTTGCCGCCGCGCCATTTGCAGATCTTGGTAGCGGCGATGTAAACGTACAGGTTACTGGGGTAGAAGCCACCGGACAGCTTGGTGATGTCCTTATCATCGCTCAGGCCGACGTATTTCCGGCAGGTGTATCTGCTACGGCGGAACTGGGTAATGTCACTATCCAGATCGTCTTCATCATCGAAGTCACGGGCCTTGAAGCTACAGGTTTCGTTGGTGATGCTCGTGCTGCGGCATCGGCTAATGCTCCGGTTACAGGCGTTTCGGCTTCTGGTGCAGTTGGCGATGTCACTGTCGTTGCCGAGTCGGTTGTATTCCCATCAGGGGTTGTCGGCACGGGTGAGACCGGCGATGTGTTCGTTACCGGTATTGCTATTTTCTCCGTTACCGGCGTTGAAGGCACGGCGGAACTTGGCACGGTCACGGTCAGTATCCCCAAGGATGTCCCAGTCACGGGGGTGTCAGCCACAGGTGCGGTCGGTACTGTCTCTGTTACTGGCTCGGCTGTCGTGTTCCCGACCGGCGTTACCGGAACCGGCGCTATTGGTCAAGTCCTTGTTTGGGGTAAGATTGTCCCAGTTCCGACCGGGCCTTGGACTCCTGTGGATGATTCGCAGGCGGGTACATGGACACCGATTGACGATACACAAACGCCTAATTGGATAGATATAGCGGCGTGAGGTTTTAAATGGCTAGTACATACTCAACCAATCTTGGCATCGAACTGATCGGAACAGGTGATCAGGCCGGTGCATGGGGTAACACCACCAACACGAACCTCGGCACGCTCATTGAGCAGGCCATCTCGGGGTACGTCACGCAGGCAGTCTCTACCGGAACAGATACGGTAATCACGATCCCAAGTGGTGCTACGGGTGTCGCCCGTAATATGTATATAGAGTTGACGGGCACGGGTGGTACGAACACCAACCTGATTGTCCCTGCCAACAAGAAGCTCTACTTCATCTATAACAACACCTCGTCTGGTCAGGTCACGGTCAAAGTGGCAGGACAAACCGGCGTGTCTGTGCCGAATGGCGTGAAGACGATTTTGGTGTCGAACGGTACGGACATTGTTGATGCGACTTCTTACATCAATGGAGTTAGCGCCAACATCACAGTGCTAACTTCAAGCTCTGCCACGATCACGAATCTTCGTGCGACCAGTCTTGTTGTTTCCAATGCTCTGGGCATTGCTCAAGGCGGTACGGGTAGTAGCCTCACCCCGTCTAACGGACAACTTCTGGTTGGTAATGGTACGGGATTTACGCTCAACACTCTGAACGGTGGCCCCGGTGTCGGCATCACGAACGCGGCTGGCTCTATCACCATCACGGCCACGGGCACGGGCTTTATCGGCTCGGTCAACGCGACTTCACCGCTTCAGTCAGTAGGCACGCAGTCAATTACGATCAGTCTTGCTAGTGCTGTACCGATTTCGTTGGGCGGTACAGGACAAACTTCAGCCCCTGCGAACGGTCGTTTACTGATTGGTAACGGCACAAGCTTTGTGCTGTCCAACCTGACGGCAGGTACCGGCGTTTCTATTACCAACGGTGCTGGGTCTATCACTATTTCAGCAACGGGTTCTACCGGCGATATCACGTTTACCAGCGCAACTATTGCGTCTGTAAATACCAATCAGAATATCAATCTGATGGCTAACGGGACTGGTGCGGTAAACGTCAACACCACTGCTCCTTATCTTGCTGGCAGTTATGCCATGAATGTTTTCGCCAGTACATCTGGAAAAATTTACGGCATGTTGGTCAAGAGCATTCAGCAACCTAGAGAGTGTGTTTCTTTTTGGAACGAAGCGAGTACAGGTGATAATCTTTTTGCTGTTTTCTTCACAGAAAGTACTTTTGACGTAAGAGGAAGTATTACCTATAACAGAGGCGCTGGTCAGGTTGCATACAACACGACCTCTGATCGTCGCGCAAAAACAATTTACGGGCCTGTTACTAATAGCGGCCAGATTGTTGATGAACTGAAGGTTTATACCGGGAAAATGAACTGGGGCACGACTCAGTACCCAATGATGATTGCCGATGAAGCGCAGCAAGTGACGCCGTACTGCGTTACAGGTCAGCCTAATGCTGTTGACGATAAAGGAAAGCCGATTTATCAACAGATGGACTACAGTGCTTTGGTTCCGCTGTTGATTGCAGAAGTTCAGTCACTACGCGCACGTGTTGCAGAACTAGAGGCGAAAAACTGATATGAGTTTGTTCACTCAATTTACTAACACTACTACGGGCGGTCGATACACGCTGATATCTAGCTCGCGTACGTTCACTATTCCGCAGTCGGGTACATATCGTTTATATGTGTGCGGTGCTGGCGGAAGTGGTGGATCGCTCGGACCTTCTTGGGGTCTTCCTGCCGCTGCTCTTGGCGGTGGAGCCGGGGGTCTCGCCATCAAAACCGCTTACTTCAATGCAGGCACTAACCTTGTTATGACGATTGGCGCTGGTGGCACTGGCGCTGTAGGTTTTGTTGCAAACGGTACTGGTGGTGGAGCAACTAACGTAGCTGGTGGTGGAATTAACGTCACAGCAAACGGTGGCGGCGCTGGCGGTATTGTAGGTGGTAGTACTGGAACGTGGAACGGCGGCGGTGGCGGCACTGCGGGCGGTGGCGATTTTAATTTTACTGGCGGCGCTGGCGGAGTAGTGCAAATTAACGGCGGCGGTGGACAAGCCGCTTCAGGAGGCGGTGCGGTTGCATGGAACGGTATTGGCTACGCTGGTGGAACCGCGATTACATCTAACTGGTTTGTAGGTGCTGGCGGTGCTGGCGTTGGCGGATCAGGTGGTACAGCTACTGGAAATAATGACCAATGCGCTTCTGGTGGTGGCGGAGCCTTTGGCCCCGGCCCTGCGGTTACAGACAATCGGTTTGGTTCAGCCAACAACTCTCGCGGAGCGGGATTAAACGGTTTCACCAACAATACTCTCTACTTTTCACAAGATCTTTTAAATCCCGCTGGGTGGGGCGGCGCACAAGGTGGCGGTGCCGCAGACTGGGGCGGTGGAGGTGGTGGTACATCAGCGGGTGGTACTGGCCCTACTATGATGGGTCTTGGCGGCAGTGGCGGTGCTGCTGAGAACTCGATCAGTGGGCTTGTTGTTTATGGCGGCGGTTCTGGTGGCGGTTCTAACGGTACTAGTAGAGGCGGTAACGGATTCGTAATTATCGCTTGGAGTTAATTGTGATTTATCAAATTTTAAACGACGTTGGCGAAGTCATTAACAGAATTGTTGCTGACGAGGCTTTTGTAGAAGCTGCTTACCCCGGTCGGTACAGGCTGGAAGGTCCCGAGTCTTTGATTGTTGATCCAGCCATTATTACGAAAATTGCCATGATTACTCGGTTCCTTGATGCTGAGTATACGGGCATCCTGTCTGCTGCAAAGACTGACGTTGAAGTGCAAGGCTGGCTAGACCGTTTTTACGCTGCTGGAGCGATTGACCTTGGCGATACCCGAACTATTGACGGTATCAACATGATGGTTAGCAAAGGATTACTTGTTCCTGCTCGCGCAACAGAAATTTTGACAGCCCCGGTTCGTCAGGATGAGAAGCCGCAATGATTGACGGAATGGACAAGTGCACCACCCCAAGCATCGCGCAAGTGTTGGCGCAGAAATATCCTGCGCTCAAGTATGAAGTTGGTGATGACTTCATTGGGATATACGACGGTCTGTTCAGTAAAGAATACTGCGACCGTTGGATCAAGCATTTTGAAACCGCAGACGCTAATGGGTTTGGCTATAACCGATTACAAGGACTTCAACGTGATGGTCATATAAATGCTGACCAGTCAATAGACTATGCAAACGCGGCGTTCTATCATGACCACAGTATGAAACTTGAATGCGGCGAGTTTAACGTCGCGTTTTGGGAAGCTTGTTATGCGTTATACGCTGAAAAGTTTTCGATACTGAAGACAGCAGACCAACACAAAATTTACGAAGTCAAAATACAGCGTACTCGTCCGAAAGAGGGGTACCACATTTGGCACTGTGAAGATACGACGCGGCTAAAACGTAATCGCCTGCTGACTTTTATTGTCTATTTGAACGATATTGAAGATGGCGGTGAGACCGAGTTCCTGTACTTGAGTAAGCGCGTAAAACCGGTTACTGGCCGTGTTGTGCTTTGGCCTGCTGGATATACCCACACACATCGTGGCAATCCTCCGCTGAAAGATACCAAATACATCATCACTGGCTGGGTGGAGTTCTAATCATGATGACCCTAGTCTCGACGTTCCTTTCATTCCTCGCAGGCGGCTTGCCCAAAATCTTGTCGATCTTTCAAGACCGGCAGGATAAGAAGCACGAACTTGCACTTGTCGCTGCCCAGAAGGAGCGTGAGTTGGCTTTGGCTGAGCGAGGCTTCTTGGCACAGGCAAAAGTTGAAGAGATTAAGCTGGAGCAGATCCAGACTCAGACCGCTGCCGAAGAACGTCAGGCTCTCTATCAGCACGACATCGAGATCGGTAAAGGTGCGTCTCAATGGATGATCAATCTTCGCGCTTCGGTGCGTCCGGTCGTGACATACATCTTCGTGCTGGAACTCGTGGCGCTGAATGTCGCCGGGGTTTGGTATGCGTACACCACCGGCATCCCGTTTGCGATTGCCATGGAGAATGTCTTCTCGGACGACGAGATGTTGATTCTGAGTTCAATCATCGCGTTTTGGTTCGGGACGC